CTCGGTGTCGTTGTCTTGATACAACCGGATTGGCCGTGGATGGGCCAGGCGCCTGGGCATGGTCTTTGTCATGTGGCGTTTCATGGTGATGCCGCGTTGAATCGTCGTCAACCTCATTTCATTCCCATCCCCGTTTTTTTATGAACGCCTCGCACTCCAGCTTGGCTCTGGTCAGGTCGAAGTAATAGCGGGGCCACCCGTCCTGGCCATCCACCTCTCGATGCAGATCGTTGAATACATCCAGGAAAGCCAGCCAATTGCCTCGGTCGCAGTAGGCTGGGCGCGGGTTGATGTAGATGCGCCAGTCCTTGCCAGCCGCTTCCCAGAGGCCGAACTCTTCCTCGAACTTCCAGGTCATCGCCAATTGGACGTGTACTTTGGCTTGGTTTCGTGCGCCATCCAGCCCTTGCCACAGACCAGGCACGGCGCGATGGGCGGACCGGACTGGCCACTCTTGATTGTCTCCACGTGCGCGTAGCAGGTGGGCGGCAAGGCTGGCAGGGCCGGCAGCTCAGGGTTGAAGAAGGGGTTGTAGGCCCCGTGATGTTTGGAGTGTTCTCGTCCTTTGCTCATAGGTTTTGTTAGTCATCATCGTCATCGTCCCAGTCGTTCTTAACTTGTGCCCATATTTTGGACACTAAATTGTCGGTCTTCTCCTTGGCTCGGCGCGTGCTCTCATCCATTGGCCTGGCTTTGTTGGCCGGCATGGGCCCGCCGAATTCCCATTCCCAGTTGCCTGGCTCTTCGCCACGCCATTCGGTGATGCCCACTGATGGGGTGCCTGGCGTGATCACGATGCCGCAGTGGTCGCACATGAGCGGCACTTGGTCATGAACGATGGACTGCATCACCATGCCATGGACCGTGGTCGTATTGGTAGAGTGTACAGGTGGCAGTTTGCTGTGGTCGATGTGCACTTTGCGCAGCTGGAAACCAGCGGCGATGTCTTTCTCGTGCTGGTTATAGGCACGAGCACAGGCTGGGCAGACTAGTTTGCGAGTTGATCCGTTCATTTTGGCATTGTTTCGATTAGGTGCATGGCGAACAGGGTGGCCTCCCTGTTAGGTTCATAGATGAATTCCTCTGGCATCTCCTTGGCTTTCACCCATAAATATTTTGGAGGCGGCGGCATCTGCCATTTGAAGCCCGCCGCCTCCACTGCCCTTGGCAGGTAGTGGACGGACATGTCCACAATCTCTTGGGTGGACATGATACCCACCCAACAATGGATCTCAGGCAACCACCCAAGCTTGTTGGCTAGCACACTAGGTGCCTCATTCGGAGTCCACATGAATGAGTAATGGGTGTTTATCTTCCCATCATCCATGTCCTTGGGCACGATGCGCACACTTAGGCTGCCACACTGAGGAGTGCAGGCAATGCCACGGCTAGCTAGCTCTTGCATGGTGCAGTACATCCAATACATACAGGCCATGCCGCGATTGCGCAGGACTGCGCCAACCCATTTTGTCATACGCATATCCACGGCATGGTAAATCTCGTCACGTTGTGTCATAGCTTCACCCTATAGAACACGCCAGGGCTGGCGGTTAGCTCAGTGTCAGTCCAGTTAACGGAATGGGTTTGCCAATGGACTAGGTCCTGCGAGATCTCCAACACCCCAGGCGGCGCTAGCACAGTGATGGCCCCATCCTTGAATGTTATCCTGCTAGGTAGCACGACGGCACGCCAGTAACCGGTGTCTGGCATCTGCCATTCGTCACCTACCGCTACACCATGAAGCATGTTAACCCAGTTAGTGCCATCGTCAGAGTAGTCGATGTCGATTGGGCTAGGTGCCTGTGCTGGCTCAGTGTTAGTCCAGGTGCTTGGACCAATGCTAAACTCTGGTATAGCAGTGAAGCCATGATCTACATAATCAATGAACGTTCTGTTCATAACTAATGGACCCGGCTGGGCTGCGTTATTGGTTACGATGAACTCATCTAGGTCCATGATTTTATTGACCACCTTAAAACCTAGCCAACCTACTACGCCTACTCCAACGCCGACGACGATGACGGCTGGGATGAAGGCCAGGCCCGTGCCTTGCTGTGCTATTTCACCGGGCCCATCCCATGGCAGCACCGGCAGAACATAGGTAGGCGGCGCCTCCTGCGCCTGCAATGGAGCCACGGCTAGGCTAGCAGCAATGGCTAGGCAACTAAACCATTGGATGATCTTAGCTGGTAGGTTTGGACACAGCAGCGTGATGGCCAACACTATGGCGTCAACTATCTGGCTCTCGAATGTCAGAGCCAGTACCAATACGGGCAGCATCATTAGTGCTACCCATGCGGATTGAGTGAACGTGTTCATACATGACTAACCTTTCTGTTGTTTGTTTACTATGCCAATGGAGGATAGCTGCCGGCTGCGCTTATGGCTTGCTCACTCAAGCCGCGCCCAGCCCTGCTGATATGTTGCCGGATCCAATCGCGTAGCTTTGGGTTGATGTCGGCCAGCCACCTGACATGGTCGGGGTGACTTGAGGTTTTTTGCGGCTGTGTGTCTTCATCCCAGGCCCTTAGGCAGTAGGCCATCACCCTAATCTTCGTCGCCATAGTTGTTTCTTGAGCCGTCTTCTGCCAGTTAAGGAACAGACGCACCGGACTGCCTTCACTTGTTTCAAAGTTGAACAGCGAACCAGCAAAGGCCAATGCCTTTTTGGGTTGGACTGAATGGTAATAGGCCAGCGATCCCACGATGTAGCCTATGTGATCCTTTGTGCCGGTCGCCTTTCTTAACACCTCCTCAATGGAATGGCCCATGTTCTGGTAAGCCAGGAGGGCTTTGGCTTGGGTGAACGTAAGCCCAGATGGGTTAGCACGGAATGCGATCCTTGCTATGCAACCAAGGCTGCGCGCAAGTGCCGTGGTGTTCTTCATCCCGCTCATGATCATCATCGTCCCAACAGTTCTTGCCTTTCCGGTATCCAACACCTCCATTATGTCAGGTGACCAGCCCTTGGACAGGAAGAACTCGGCCGTCACTCCACTGCGCCTGACTGCTTCCAACCTGTGCTGGCCTTGGATTAGGTTGCCATTGGTATCAAAGCAGATGGGGGCCGGGGCCAGTCGCCATGAACCATTCCTCAGCTCGGTGATATACTTTGCGACTGTGCTGACGGAGATGGGGCGAGGGATGAACGTGCCGGCCAGCACTCGCTTCCAGTGTTCATCCATTATTTCTCCGGCTTGTTTAGGGGTGATGCTAACGTTTTTCATGTCCATAACTTTATTATGATTGCACCACGCGCACTCCGATCGTCACTTCCAACATAATCCTCACTTCGGAGGTGGCGCCAGTGACGGCGGGCTGTGATGGGGTTGGGGTTTGGATGCTGGCACCGAGCTTGCGGAATTCTTCTTCCAGGTTTTCCTCGTGCCTGGTGAGCTCTGGACTTGGGAACTCTGGATGGGTCCGCTTGATTGGCCGCTTGATTATCGTGCGCCGCACTTCGCCCTTTAGAATCTTGTTGCGCACATACCAACCCAGTCCGGTGATGCCACGTTTGTCGGGACGATCGATTCCCAATGTGGCGAACCATTCCGGGTGATCCCTGAAGGCCGACTGCCAATCAATGTAGTTGGGGTGGTTGCCTTTGCCTTTGTATTCCCTGACCAATCGTTCAATCAGGGCGTGGTGTTTGGCGAACTTACTGCGTGGCCCGTAGACGGGCTCTGATGGGCTATCTGCATTCATTTTATGGTTAGTTTGATGTTGATGGCTAGTGTTGATAAGCGGTAGCCATTTCCGCTTCCGAACTGCCCAGTCTCGATGAGGTTGGGATTCAGTCCAAGAGCCTTAAGTCTCTGTCTAAACTTGTAGATGACGTGACAGATCTCACTGTCCATCCGGCCGTTGCCATTGCCTTCATGTAACCAGCCCTCGATGGCGTCCTTCAATTCCTTAGCCGACATCCAGCCCGTCCCTTCGACCCGTCTGGGGGTGGGTTCACCGGCCATGGTCAGAGCATGAGCAGCTAACGTAGCCACCACCATGAACTCAGCCAGCGACACAGCGAAGGGATTGACGCCATTGATTCTGATATACTTATTGATTGTGCCGGTGCCGCCCACGATCCACAGGCAATCGTTGGTGATGTAGGCTTCGGCTCGCATCTGTTCAACCCAAGTGGGTTCCAGGTGGGGAGGTTGGCAGTAGTCCATAAAACAAGAAGACCGCCCGGACGGTTAGGCACGCTGGACAAGGAGGTGAACCTACGTGCCCGGGGATCCATCCGAGCGGTCTACAAATTATGATTCGGTCAGAATCGTTAACAACTTGAGCACATCATTAAGCTTGTTGGTGATCGTCTTCACCTTTGGCGTCACGTCGCGCCATGGAGTGGAGCTTGCCTGGTGAGATTCGATAGCAATCTCCAAGAACAGCCGCTGTAAAAGATCTTCAGCGGTGAAGTAGTTGGATATGGACGCTAGGTCCTTCTCTGTGCTGTCACTGGCCCTGGCATGCGGACAGGTTGGTTCTTTATGCATTAGGTGTTGGTCTTTCTATTGTGGATGGTTGAATACGATGCGGGCTAAATCGTTAGCGTTGTGATACAGCTGCCGTGGGCGTGGGCCCCACGAGTCCCATAGTCTCTCCAGTGTGCCCATTGGCACCCAATCATGGGTCAGAGCGAAGTTAGGATTTTTCTTGGTTAGCGCTGACCATTTAGTAAAGGTGAACCCCTTCCGGCGATAGTAAGCTACGTAGGCTGAACCATTTCCGTATTCGTGGTTGAATCTACTATGGAAGATACTGTCCCGAATCAGCCTAGCCGCTGTGATTAACAGTGGCCGCTTGCGACCAGTGCCGGTGATGAAGTTGTCAGCGTTCCCTCCACACATACCAAGGTAGCCCATCATACAATTTGGGAACGCCGGATAGCACAGCATCTGCCACCAGTCGGTTAAAGGCGCTACCGAAAATGCTGGAGCGACTCGGTCCAACCACCAGTTACCCAGACTACAATGCAAGGTAAAGAACGCTGCGATGTATGGGAGTGAGACTCGACTGATGCCCACGTATCTGATCGGATAGACACCAGGCGGGAATTCTATGACGCCATAGATGTAGGATGGGACCGGCTGTGTGATCAGCCGCAGTCCATCAGGCAGGATGAGGCCGTTAAGATCAAAGCCAGTGTGCTGAAGCCGGTCCACGAATTGATCGATCCTGATCTCATTGGTGTCATTGAGGTAAGCATAGCTGTCACTAAAAGATATCGTAGGTTGACGGCGTGCCGGTCGTTTTGGGTTTGGTTTTGCCATAGAGAAATACGATCCTTAATAGGTTATTGAAATCGATACCCGTGCCATTCACATCACGATCAATTTCAGCGAGGCGCTGCCCCATCGTCATCGGTGGGATAGGTGGGTCGTTCGTGATCCATGGATACTTCAGCACGAACAGCGGATCCTTTAACGACCAGGCCTGCCATCGTTCCAGGTCAGTTATGTCTGGGTGTTTTCTGTAGTTGGCCATGACTGGTGCGCCGGTGACGCTGTAATTAAAGGCACGTCCGAAGAACGCTGACCTAGCCAAGGAGTATGTCTTGCCTAATTCTTCGTTGTGAATGAATGGCCCAAGGCACATCCTAACGCCATTCCCAAAGTATTCGCAGTTGGCTAAGGCTGGCACGTAAAGTGGATCTTCCAGCGATTCCAAGCGCTGTGTCATGAAATAACATTCTGGCCAACGAGTGGTCACCCACCTCGTCCTGTCCCACGTAGATGTCAGGAGGATCATGATCCAGGGCATGGCTAGTGTATAGGTGCCAGCCTTTATGGGAGGATCACCTTTATATGTATTCCAATAGCTGTCCGACATCCGGACGGCGTGCAGTTGAGGTGGTATCTCAAGGACGCCAACAACCACGTTGCGGCCCACGCTGTGCAATAGGCGCACCCCATCGGGTAAGATGCCTGGAATGTTAGGCCCAGCACAGTGAGCCAGTAACATCTGCTCGATGAAATAGTTCGATGAGATGCGCGAGCCTTCGCATGTAGCAACGATGTGATCCAATTCTATCTTCACTTGTCCTCCACCTTGGTGATGGTGTATTCATTGGGTTGTAGATCCATCCAGCCCATCGAGCTAGCCATAGCGGCATGAGACGCATCGTCCTTGTCGAACGTGTGCGGCATGACGACGGTCTTGCTCCACGTGATAGTCACCAGCTTGGTCGGGTTAGGTTTGGTTTCCATTCTCCTCTTGGGTTTTTTGTGTGGTGTTGGCTTTCGCTTGGCTCGCTTCATAGAATAACAAGAGAGAGGCCGTGATTACCCGGCTATTGACAATCGCATGACCGATTGCCTGTAAGGGAATGGAGGCGGCTAGCTTCAAGCTGTGTTCATGAGACAACTCTTAGCTAGTCACCTGCATTTGTGTGTCCATCCACACCGCTCTCTCTGTCCCGAGGCGGGCGCTGGCCTTACTCAGTCCCGCTCCGGAAATCGTCCCGGTCCCAGTTACCAAGGTAGATGGGCTGGTACCGTTTCTTGGTTAGCTTATCCATCCATTCATCTGGGAATGGTGCCGGCTGGTCATAAGCGTCTACGACATGGCCCAGTTCTCCGATCGGAAAGCGCACCCCATCCACCACCGCTTCCACGTGAAACTCCGGCCGCTTGCTATATAACCGGCCAACCACAATGTGCAGTCCTGGCCGGTGCTTTTCGTCGGCTGTGTCTACGCCGCTGGCAAAGGCCGACATGTCCACGTGACTATGGATATCTCCGAAGTAGCGCCAGCCAGCCCGTAGCAAGGGCACATCGTAGTCCACGTGCCCCGGACCTACTGTCTGCGTTGGCACAACAAACGTCACCTGTCCTGTTTCATGCACAGCCAGTAGCACAGCTACCTCTGTGCCCCAACGCGCCGCCACATGGGTAAAGAAACCCATCACCATCTCGAATAGCGGCTGGCTTATGCGCGGATAACGGATGCGTAGGAACGGGCGATGCTCTTTCAACTCAGCGTGGAAGTCGTCCGTTGGTACGCATGAGGTGAAGAACTCGTGGTTGCGACAGATGAATAACCCATCGGCTGTCACCATGTAGAACATGGAGTCAGCCGGCCAGGGCATGTCATCGCCTGTCTTTAGGATTATCGGTGTTGTCAGTTGGTCCATGGTCTATGTCCAGTTTGGTTATGGTTAGGTTGGGTAGTTCCCTTAACCTCTCGGTTAAGTCGTCTAACGCCTTGGTAACAGCTTTCAAACAACCCTCCGCGATTAACTCCTCAGTATCATAGACGGGCTGAGTCCGGTTGATATGCTTGAGGATTTTGAGGTTGCCTTCGACTGGCCCAACCTCGTCCGTGATGGTGATGATGAGGTGGATCATCTCGGTGGTGGTGGTATAAGTGTTCCGCGTTCCTTGTTTCGTATCCACCCTTCCGGCAGCTGCACTTCGCCCCTCTCAACTACGCGCAGCCAAGCTGCTGCCAATGAGAAGGCCCATCCATTTTCGATGCACAGCTGGGCTGCCTTCGGATTGTTGGGCTTGCTCAAGAACCACTTCTCACCCAACGCATTCATGCGCCTGCTCTCTGCGACCAGCAGCCTGACCGGCACACTATCGGTTGGTAACTCTACTGGCATTTGCGGCGCCGGCTTTTGTTTCTTCTGTTTCTTCTTCATCCCTTCTCTCCTGCTTTGTGGATGAACATCAAGGTTTCACCCGCTCTCACGATGGTGTCAGCCGATACGTTTTGGCCATTGATGATGGCTTCCGATCTCTCATCGATGTCGAACCGCTGCCCGAACCTGTGCCGGATCTCAGCCACTGTCCGCCCGCCTACGGGTAGCCGCTCGATGTATGGTCCGACCGATATTGTAACAGTGCCGCCATCCTGGTTGTCATTGAATATGTTGGGCAACCCGGCGCCGCCCGTCTGTTCCTGTTGTTGGTGTCCCTTCTCCTTTTCCATGTGTCTCTCTCTCTTTCTTTGGTTTGTTGTTTACTCCGCTATCGACTGTTGCTTGAGCTCAGCCCGAGCACAGTCGAAGCAAATCTTTGGCGCTGTGGTTTTGAGCGCCATGTCCGGGTCATACCACACCTCGCACCCGCACCGGCTACACTTATCCTTGAGCGCACGGTCCAGGTTGCGCGGCTTAGTAGCTGGCATACGCACCCAGCCGTCTGCCTTATCAGCCTGCTCTTGGGTTGTGCAATCTATGATAGGTTCACCATCGATTGCTAGCTGTGCGCTTTCACCACCTAGACTGATCACTTCAACCTTGTCCCGTTGCTCTCTGTTCATGACAGCCATGCACACCAAGCACACAACCAATACTTCGGGATGCTCGCGTCTGTGCTGCTGCTGTTTAATCCCCATCCAAATCGGTTCATCGCATAGGCTACAATGCTCACGGATGGAGCCGGCTGCTGGGGTGACTGTGACACGACTATCCCTGCTGAAGCAGGGCATACAGGCTAAGATGTGTATGATGTTCTCCATTTAGTTGTCCTTTGGGTAGTGGGCTGGGTTGTGAACAGCAGCGTTGTCTGGAATCGGTAGGTGTTGTGGTTCCAGTGTGATCTTTTTGATTAAACCCATCTTCATCGCATCACCAAGAGTCCAGTTGCCCTTCAGACGTATGACAACTTCACCTTTGTTGTTAACGAATGGGATCCATTGGGAATCTTTCTTCTTATCTTTCATTTAGTTATCCTTCCATTCATCGCCAGACGGCGGGTTGACTGCCTTCTCCAATAGTTCCTGGTGGAAATCGTGGATCTTGTTGTGTAGTTTCTCGGCGAACCTATAAATGGTGAAGTGATGGATGAAGTATCCGATTATTATCCCAACCATCACACCGATTGTGCCAAAGACGAACTGATCCAGCACACCAAACGCTAGCGCAACGAACATCACTGCATTTCCAGCTGTGAAGTAGAAGCAGAACGGCAGTATCGCTTTGGCAAATACCATTGCTATCTCACGCAAGTTGATGGGTTTCATAGCTTTTCCAACCACACTAATAGGTCATCGCCATCGAGCTGGCGCCTGAGCATAAATCCGTGACGTTTTACCACGCCGGCTAGACCGCCAAGCAGATAGGCGTCGCGGGCAGTAGTGACCCGCAGACAGTTACCCGGCGGCAGCTTGAGAAGTAAACCAGTGAGACCTGTCCGCCCGCGCCGAGACGACGTCGGGACCTTTTCAATTGAGAATCGTTCACTCATTGGTACTATCCTGCCGGTTGATGATTACGTCGGTCCGATCATTGTGAATGACGGTATGCTCGTCGAGCAGGCCAAGGCTCTGGATGTAATCGATGGTGTCTTGTGGGGTCTTCATGTAGGCAACCTGCACCTCCATCTTGCCGTCCGGTATTCTATGTGTGACGCATTTGCCTGCCTTAATTATCTCCGGCTCATCCCCATGCAGGACGATGGTGACAACGGTGTGCCCGTCTTTATGTTCAGCTACGCCTATGATCATGGTTGTTTCCCTTTAATCTTGGACAGGAACGATTGGAAGAAGTCTTCACTGACGCCAGCGTCTCCAACTATGTGTTCAGTGGCGACGCCCTTAAGATTCGCGTCCATGCCATTCGCAACATGGACCCTAACCCATTCGGCAATGTGCTCCTCAGCTTCATTGCTCTCCTGCTTCACCACTGGCTCCATCCAACGCAGGCATAGGCCATTGGGTTCTACGTATATTTCCAGGGTCATTCGTATCATATTCCCAGCTCCTCTCGTTCAGCTTTGGTTAGTTTGGCCAGCGTTAGTCTGTGTGCCTTACTGCGGGCCCGTCGTAGGTGACAGGCTTTGATCGTGTAGTAGTTCATAGGTTGCTGTGTCCATGGCCCCTTGCTCCTGCAACAGGTCAGCCCATGCTCTCATGTACAGGACCACGTCACGCATCTCGGTGTAGTATAGTGGTCGTCGCTTTAGCCACAGCTTATACCACACTCGCTTTCGTGGGATGCGGCTGATCACGTTTGGATCCCGTAGGAATTCCAGATTGATCATGTCCTCCTGCGTCAGCCCGAAACCGAACAGGGTTTTCAACAGTTCGTGATGGGTCTGGCCAGTGATGGGGCATTGAGCTGCCATCCTCTGTCTCCAGGTAGCTTGTTCCTTGGCCCCTATTGGAATCCTAGGACTCAATTGGCCCGGCGTCAGGCCCAACAGGGCACACACCAACACGCCGCAGTTGCAGCGGCTAGCTTCATGCCAGTTGTAGTGGAATCGACCCTGCTCCAAGGCTGAAGCAGCCGCTCGTAGGGATGTTATTAGTTTGGTTTTCATAGAGATTGAATCTGTCCGGCTGTGGTGAAATGCGCCTCACCACAACTACGCATCAGGGCCACGATTTCCTTGCGCACGGATGATTTGCCATAGGAGATGCAGATGCGTTTCGGCTGATCGGCGCACAGCACCGGACAGAAAAGGGTTGTTAACAGATCTCAAAACTGCCGCCGCATTCCCGTAGGAACTTAGCAAACTCCAACACGTGCTCTTTGTCTGTGTAGTGCGCCGTCTTGGCCCCCTCAGTTCCCGCTGGCACAAACCGCCCGGTCTGCGCGTCGCAATACATGCCGCAATCAGCGGTGTATTCCTCCGGCCCGTCTGCAACGTGCGCCTCAATGGCATCGGCCAACGCATCGCAGTCCTGCTGTGTGTGTAAGCCAGCCCCGTCGTTGCTACCCCAGAAGGACAGGTCGAGCCCGAGATTATACTTTTCGTTCAAGTCATGGCAAAGCACATGAATCGGCCGCCATGACCACACGTTGGCCCGGAAGTAATTACCGCTTGCTCCGTATACATCCATTCCCATAGTTGTTCACCTCCTTCCGTCAGTTGTAGGTAAAGAGTAACCGTGCCCCTTACGGTGGGAATAGGAACCGCTAGCCATGGCCCGCCCGCCGAGCCATGCTATACAGGGGCACGGGGAAATCATTTAACCTTCCATCTCAACACAACATTGCGCTGCCAGCGCACCGCATTGCACGTTACACCTACTTGCGCTGCGATAATCTTGTCTGGTTGATCCCAGTGTACTTTCTGCCAGCGTAAACGGCGCAGCAACCGTTCTCCTGTCATGCCTCGTTTAAGTGCGTGCGTCTTACAGTAGACTCCACCAAGCCAAGCTTTTTTCGGACAGATCTGGCACAGCCCATAGGCTATATGTTCTAGCTGTTTCTTTCTTTGTCTGTTCATACTTCGTCCTCTCTTTCGTAAAAGCTACGCGCATTGCCATCGGCCACCGTTTGTTGGCCTAGCATTCGCATCGATTCCACCACCGCATCTTTGATGATGGCGATAAACTTAGTCTCCATCGATGTCACGTGCGGCTCTAGCTGGGCTGGCTCGCAGTAAAGTTCAACGGAGAAATCCTTACCCTTCCCATCCGGTCTGAGGATTTCTTCTGCCTTAACGATGAGCTTAATCATTGTCCTCCTTCAATACCCTCCAACTTTGGCGATCGTATACCAGCCTATCGTTGTACCACATCTTCATCACGCCCAGTGTCTTTTGGATCGTCTCCTCACTGGAGCCACCTTTGCGCATAACATTGATGGCGAATTCGCGTCGCGTCATAACCTATGGCTCGTGCACGATCACACAGCCCTGATCAGCGTAGCGCCTGCGATCGAACATCGTCCGAAACGTGATGTTGTAGTTATCCCGGTCCGGATGCTTGAACACGACGCACCCTTTGCCCAGCGCATCGGCATACCGCTTCACCTCTGCTAGGTCCTTCCAGTCCATCTTAAACGGACTGCCGTGGACTGTTTTCATGCTATTCCCTTTGGTTTGTGGTTTGTGTATTGAGGAGACGGGCCCTGATCTTACTCAGTGCGCCTGCCTCCACAAAATCTACGCTCTGCCGGCTGATGCCTAGCATCTTGGCTACCGTCAATTGATCACGTACCTCCGTTAACTGGGCCGCGATAGCCCGTCCCGTCTTAATCTTAGCCATGCGTATCTGTTCACTGCCCGATTCCAAGCGCCGCCGGTATTGTTCGTTCATTGGAAAAACAAAAGGCGGTGAATAGCGGCTGACACTGGCTCGAATGGAGGGGGGGACCAGCATCTTACCACTATCACCGCCTAAGAAATTAAAAGGGGCATGCGCAATTGTCGGTGTGGCAAAGCGCATGCCCCGCTGTACTGCTAATTCGACCTATTCACAGTCCACCCGTTGTGACCCTTCACCATTGCTAGGGTCCGGGTAGTATACTCTCCTCTTGGCGATCTACTCGTGTCATCCTGTCGGCATGACTTCTTAGCCCCGTCGCCGGGCAGCGTGCCTGATTGATATGCTCTCCGCTTTCCATGCCAGCCCATCCTTGACGCTAGCTCCGTCGCTCCCTGGACTGCGAGCCCCGTCTGTCCTGGCAAAACCCACCAGCCTTTCAACGCTGATAGGACACCGAAAAATTCATAGCTAGGCCCCTCTGCGAAGCCTCCAAAAGCAGTCATCTTAGCCAACGTGAGCTCGCCCTAAGGCGGCTGGGGCCCTACGTAGGTCGCGGCTAACGACCGTTCAAGCCAACCGTCAGCGGTAACAGGGAGCCAGTATCTGGGCTTTCACCCGTGACGACTCCTTGATCCTGCCTAAGTCTATCAATCCTCTGTATTCCCCCACGGTATCTCATTCTTAGGGGCCGTACAATCCAACCGTCAGATACTACAGGCGGTTGTCCTGCCTACCACACAACCCGTAACCGATTATGCGCGCCCGTTTGTCTGGGCCGTGACCGCGCTGTTTTCGTGTACTCCCTTGCCCTATCACGATTGAATTCCCTGAGTTTAACAGGGTAAGAGGCAAGCTTTCTCCGTTGTGTAGTTTTGTCTTTTCGCTGTGTGCTCCTTTGTCCCCCCGTATAACCTACGGAGGGACAGTGCGTATAAGCCTAGCCTTAGGCCTTGGCAGGCTCACCGGCGGGTTTGTTGGCCCGTTTCGGACCATTCGCTGCCAACTGCTCCCGCGTCGCCTGCAAGGCAACCTGAGCCTCCGCCTTGTCCTTCTCCGCCTTGCTGGCCTTCCGGGTTTTCATCCCGTCCAACCAAAAGACCAAGATGTCAGGCATGAGACCGATGGACAGATCCCCCTTCGGCTCGCCGTGATCCGTGAATACGCGCTGTTGCGCGTCATGCCAGGAAAGGAAGTCCAGCGGAGTACAGGTTTTCCCCGAAAACTCCACCGTGGTCTGTTCGCGCCAGCCCACTTCCTTTCCCTGTGCCTTCTTCTTCACGTCACCAAGCTTCGGATCCTTCTCCTTGCCTTGCACGTCGTTGGCCGCGCTCTGACAAGCGAGCTCGGCTTGTTGAACGTCATAACCCGCCACCTTGATACTACTCGCGATCTTGGGGTGAAAGATAACGATCCGTTTGGTACTGATTTTCATGTTTCCCTTTTGTCCCCACTGTCACGGCCCAGCCTAGAACACGGGATCTATCACGTGGAAAGCTTAAGGCAATTCGCCTCGCTTCACGTGCCTATTCCGATCCCCATCCCCCAGTCAAACACGGTTTGACCGGAAACCTAGCCTGCTAAAGCTAGATCAAGTGCCTTGCACTAAGGAGTGTTCTCCGCAAGTGCCTTGTCCAGAAGGACAAAGGAGCACACTGCTATTTGACATGCTGAGTCTATTCGCTCGCGGGATCGTTCCTCCCGATCCCTTAACCAAGTGTGGATACAGGTCGACTTGTCGACCGTTAAACTTCACCGGGCAAACCCGATGCTCCACCTACGTTCCGATTGCCAATGGTTATCTCCCCAGTGTTCCTGTCGCGTTGACGGACTACTGTTTTCAGCCTGTCCTGAGCGGGTATGGTTCCAAGGAAGTCTCTTGTTTCGTCCAGAGCATCTAGCTCGCTATTGGCCGTTGTAGTGGCCTAGCTGGCTCTAGGAGCGTTCCGTTGTCCATTGCCGGGGTTCTACCATTGCTGACCGTCCTACCATCCCTAAAGGGCCGATAAGACAATCCGTTGGGTGAGGCGAGATTTGTGCTCGCGCTGTTTCCAGCATTTGAAATTTCAAAGGGCAGTCGACGGCGCACAGGCTATTCCCTTGGACCGGATGCCAGAAGGTGGCAGAGACGATCCAACCGTCGACCTGTATCTTCGTTGAATCAAGGTCAACATTCAAGACCAAAGATCGCCAATGTTTACAGGTGTGGAATGAGATAGTGTCGAATCTACACAGGCTAGGACAAGCTGTGTCTAATCCCCCTCCTACTGGGCAGTATACAAACTAGGTATAGTCGATTGGTATGGCTTAAGCTGTGTAAGCATAAATCGTGCCCGTTTCAGAGTCTCCGCTTTCGTTCAGGTATGCTTTTTAGTTATACCTAGTTTCGCTGGTCTGCCGCCAGCTACAGCGGGAAATCCCTTCGCTAGGGAAACGGCAGAGCACACCACTAGCCTGCAATCGACTGGCCAACCGATAGCTTGCGCAAACCGTTGAGCCTGAGCAGTTCGCATGCCGACCCAGTGGGGGGAGCCGGGGGCCCGCCGGGGGGTCGCGGAACCGTGTATAGGTTAGCCTTCTCTACTCTGGCCAAGATTGTGTGTAACCAAGACGGGTTGGATGCTGTCCGCAGGGGAGGCATTCCCCTCTGGAACTCCCCTATTAAGGCAGGGGCAAGTCTTTGTCCGGAACAGCTCCTTTCCCTTAACAATCCCTATCCTAAGACACAGATCCAGACCCAGAATCAGACCCACTGTAGCGTGTTAGGGTTTCGTGAGCTTGCGTTAGTGAGCGTTAGCAACCGTTATCGAAATGCTTGACTGAGCAAGTGGGCGGGGTCATTCTGAGCGAGATGTTTCAGCCACAGATCAAGCTAGAGCTACCAGCCTACGAGAATCGGAACGAGCTATTGTGGAGCGGCATCCGGAATGTTCCTGGATGTTACGGCTGTTACAGCGACGAGTTCGAGTGGCTGTACATAGGGGCATCGAAGCGGCTTCTGGACAGAATCATGCAACGTTATGTGGATCAGCATGATGGGCGAGGTAAGGGTTGGAAGTTAGGAGGCTATATAGAATGGTATGTGGACATGCCGGCCGCGCACCTGGGGTGTCTTTTATACGTTTGGCGCACAGAGCATTACGTTAGGCTTGAGCGCATGCTTATCAGGAAATACGCCCCGATTTTCAACAAGGCCTTCAACCCGAACTATTGCAAATGAGTCAGCTATACGCCCGGGTGTTCACGCAGATCCTGGATTCGTCGATTGCGGAGGATTTTGAGGCTAGGCATGTTTTCGAGGATTTCCTGAAGGTATGCACGATAGGGGAGCATGGTGGGATAGTGGACATAACGCGGAGTGCATTAGCGCGGAAGTTCAACATGCCGCTGGAGAATTTGAACAGGGCGATTGAGAAGCTAGAGGCGCCGGATCCGTCGAGCAGGAATGCAGAATTCGAAGGGCGGCGGATAGTGAGATTGGATGATCATCGGGACTGGGGGTGGAGGATCGTGAATTGGGCTGAGTATGACAAGTTACGGACGCGGGCGGACACAGCGGCGAGGGTGGCGCGGCATACGGCCAGGAAAAGGGCCAAGGAGAAGGGGGAGGAGCCGCCGGAGGTGCCGGTTGGGAAATATCACCCAGCCACCGTGGAGGTATTGAATGCCATAAACCGCTGTACTGGGCGCAACTATCGACTTGTTGATGTCCATCTATCGACCATCTCGGCACGGCTTAAGGAGCCTGGCGTCAGTCGGGAGGGGGCGCTGTTGATGGTGGAACGGCAGTGTGCGCGGTGGAAGGGCACGGACATGGATAAGTATTTGAGGCCAGCGACGTTATTTGGGAAGGAAAAGTTCGATAATTACTATGCGGCCAAGGATGAACCGGTGAATGCTCCAGCTGCGGCTAGTGGGAGCCATTTTGTAGAGAGGCGGGAGGGATTAGAATTGCCGTTGATCACGTTTGAAGAATTTGCCAAGAAAGGCCAACCAAAGAAACCCTATGAACCCATCCCCCCAAGACAGCCTGAGGCCTGAAGAGCTGGACATGTTCAATCGGTTAAGACCGGACGCCCACATGAAGGGCTCAGGCGCCCCGCTAAGGCACCTGGCTGCCACGCTGCGGGGTTTTCCGGAGTGGGACAGGGGTCTGGCGGCCCTAAAGGCTAGGATTGGCACTGGCTTCCTTGTCTTGCTGACTGGGGACAGGGCGATTGGCAAGACGCAGATGGGGGTGGAACTGATTCGGACGATGGCGGACCGGGATAAGCCGGCTCGGTATACGACGTTGACGCGGTTTTTGATGGCGATAAAGGCGACATATCGACGGGATAGCGACAAATCGGAGGGGGACATCATGAAGTTTTACCGGAATTTTCCGCTGTTGGTCATCGATGAGATCTCCAAAGCCAGAGGCACAGAATGGGAGGAACAGCTTCTGTATGAGCTGATTAACAGCCGGTATGGGGATATGACGGACACGCTTCTCATCACTAACGCGACGACGGAGCAGCTGAAACGCACGGGTGATTCGCTGCTTAGCCGGCTCCAGCAGACAGGGGGGATTATCGAATGCAATTGGAGGCCATTCGCATGAGTGGGCGGGGTAAACATCCCAATTCGATTGAGTGGGTTTATAGGCGGCGCCAGTATCTGCGGGGGGATCCTGATTATCATCGGTTTTGGTGGCACACAGCGGCCAACCAATGGGGCCGGCTACCACCCGATGAAGCGTCTGAGCCGGTGGAACGGCTGGACCCGGCCTGGCCAGTTTCAGTCAAGAGCAGTCCGGCCTGGGTGGAGGAAGATTGGCTGGCGTTTTTGGACAAGGCGGAGGCAGCCGCATTTAGGGACAACGCTAAATATGGTAAAAACAAGCGGCCTCGTCCTCACAAGAATAGTGGTTGGGCAGCGGGATTGTCGGAAGGGGTGCGCCGGGGCGCCATCGCTCCAGTGCGGGATCTCTATCCACACACTAACCGTGATGAGCTAGAAGCTAACCGCCGTAACTTGGCCCGGATGCTGGCCTGTATCCGCCGGGGAGATTCTCCTACAAAACCGTTGCCTAGCCCAAAATGTGATCCGCTTCCGCAAGATTGGAGCACAAACTATCAACCGCCCTTGCTGGATGCAGAAGCCCGCGCAGATGGTTGAAGTAGTGACCTGATAGAGGCCGTCCGCTATTTGTAGATCCAGACGTTGGTTAAGATCCACAGATTGGTGAGGTTGGTTATGTTGGTCCACGTGAGGTTGGTCATCACGACCGGAGAGTTGGTCCTAATCGCATAATCGACCCATTTGCTTTCCAGCCGTTTAATCTTGGTCACGCTGGACACCTCGTCTGCGCTTAACAGTATATCGATGTCCTGCTCTTTGGCCACCAGGCGCCTGTTTCGTGTGACTGTGATGATCTCATACCGCTCCGTAGCAGGCCTGAATGGAGCCCCATCTATCGAGGGGTGAGTTTGGTGATAGATTAAAAGGTAAGGATTACGACGCAACTGAGCGCATGTTGAGCAGCCCGATTCGTTGCTGCTCTCCACCACGTTAGTCACTAGCGTAACGATGATCGCGGCGAGGAAGTTTGTCATGGGCTGTGTTGAATTGAGCGCGGTGTTTCATTAGGTCCGGAGCCGATAGGTAGGCGAATACCCGTTGGCGGATCTCCCGCCACACCATGCCGCGCTCAAAGCCTTGCTAAGGGTCAGTTGTTCAGCGTAGAGATTAACAGGAGGAGCCTAGCCGTCTCTTCTTGGCGCCGTTTGCGTTCGGCTTCTTCCTCCTCCTCTTGCTGCCGTTTCTTCTTTTCGTCGTCGTTCATAAGCCTGTTGTTTTAATAGATAACCAAAGGGCACGATCTGCAAAGGTTTACCGGTTTTCTTGGCGCGGCTGATTGTATCGGCGGTGCCTCGGGACAGGCCATCCCAGAAAGCCACGACCTGGTCGGCTTTCTCCACGATGACGGCGTTGCGTAATAGTCCGGCCTGTTTGCCGTTGTTGTGCCAATCAGCCCGATAAATGGCCACCGGCACTTCTCTGGAGGCAGCCCAGCGGTGGGCCAGATAGTCGGCACCTTTGGCCCCACCGCTAATAAGCAGACTCACCGGCATGTAACTGTCGAGAATCTCACAGAGCAGCGTGTAATCGGCAAAGCTGCGACTGCCGATGGCAGCTAATATCACGGACAACAGTTAAACCGACGTGACGGAGTGACGTTGAGAGTGGCGCGAGGGTCTGGTGTATAGTTCATGGCTGTTTATGGACTAGGATACCTCTCGATGCAACACTCTACGGCGCTTTCGCTTGTTCCACGAACCAACCGGCCAAGTCCTGATGGGCCCGTAGTAGTTCCAGGTGCGTTTCCGTTTGTCTTTCGTTTTCAATAGTTGCCCAGCGGCCGTGGTTTTAGTGGCGGCCTCGATGGGCTGGGCGCCACCGGGAGGGACTGCTACGCAACGCCACTTTTCGCACTCACGGCTTACGACCACGCGGGACCGTAACTCAGGCTGCTAGTGTGATGATGCCCGATCAACAGGCTTGCGTAAATCCGAAAATTTACGGATGGTCGCTACATGCGCCGAAAATTGCCTCCACTTTGGGTGGGATGGTTCCTTTGTGCCCTGCTCATTAGTACCCCACTGGTTTCCTGTTCCTCCTGGAAGGCCACCACCTACAAAAGTGTGGGCTCAACCGTCATCACGGCCGACTCCGCCATGCGGGTCTGGGCTGTTTACGTGGCAGCCGGCAAAGCCACGGCCGATCGGGAAGCACAAGTGCGACTGGCTTATAACCGGTACCGCACCGCCATGAACGCCGTTATCGATGCGGGCAAAATCGCCACCACCGCCAACAACACCGCTGCCTTCGATGTGGCCATCGATGTGGCAAGTTCAGCTCAATCCAACTTGGTGGCGATCATCCGTCTGTTTACTAAATGAATCCCGCCCTCATCATCACCATTATTCAAGCCGCTCTGGCTTTAGCCCCGCAACTGACCCAAGAGATTCGGCTCCTGCTCCAACGTGGCGACCCCTCCGCAGCCGATTGGGAAGCGCTGCGAGCCAGGTTAGGTAAATCCTACGACGATTACATTAACGAGGCGAAGTCGGCCAGGGGACCCATCTCTCGATAGGCTCAGAGTTCTGCGTGGCGAATCGAAACTGAGGCGGATTATCCCCATACTGCTGGCTCCAACGCCAGTTGGTGATGGCCCAACGTACCCAGCCTAGCGCCCCACCGAATGGAGTGCGGAACGCCTCTTCGAATTTGCTGCTGTCTAACACCGCTTCACTGCGATGGACGTGCTCTTTTTCGAACTCCTCCTTGTCCCACAAAAACGCTGGAGTATCCCGCAGCCCAGCCTGGATTAGCAAATCCACCACATCGACCGTCCGTAACGCTCCCCGATTGGTGGCGTGATAAATGCCCGGTGGCCCTTTGTGTTCTTTGACCATTTCCAGGGAACGCATGGCAAATTCATGGAGGTACGTGACACTGTTGAGGCCATCCAAAATCATCCTGTGATGCAAAAGCTTGAAGAGCCAGTTGCGCGGATGGTTGCGGGTATCAAAAGGCATCCGAATCCGGTAGATCCAAGCCCTGCAACCGCTGTCGTGCAGCTCATTTTCAGCTGCAATCTTGGTCTGAGCATAGAATTGCCCGTAATTATTGGGCTCATCCTCCTCTGTGAAGACTCCGGGCCCGGTAAAAACGCAGCCGCTGGACACGTGGATGAGGGAAACATCCCATTTCTTACAGATTTTACCCAATAACCGGACTGCTGTGACGTTGGCGGCGTAACATTCCTCCTTATTTCGCTCACAATCGTCCACCGACCGGCCCGTATAGCCCGCCGCGTTGATGACCAGCTGTGGTTTAACCCCTTCGAAGACCCAATCGAGGTTGCTTTCGCGGGTGTAGTCGCTCCAATCACGCGAAAGGACGATTGGACGCAAGCCCAGCGAGTGGGCTGCTGCTAAATAGCCGCTGGCCACGTAGCCAGTACCCAAAACAATGATTTTCACCGGCTCATATACCACTTAATGACTTCAGGAAGTCCAGAAGCCATCGATTCAAGCGGGCACCAGCCCAGTTCCTCCCGGATCTTGGTCGAATCAGGCGCGTAACGGGTGTCATGCCCTTCCCTATCCTTCACAAAGTGCACCAAAGCCCGGTTAACTGGGTCAATCAGGTCACATAACCCGTAAATCAGGTCGATGTTGGCGCAAAGTTTCATCGTGCTGATGTTATAGACACTGCCTGCCCGGCCATGCACTAAAGCCGCCCAAAGAGCCCGGACATGGTCACTAACATGCATCCAATCCCGTACATTGCTGCCTTTCCCGTAAACGGGGATGCGTTTGGCCATCTTAATGGAGCGAATCACGACCGGGATCAGCTTCTCTGGATATTGATGGGTGCCGTAATTATTTGATGAGCGGGTTATGACTGCATCTAGCCCATACGTACGCCGATAAGCCATCACTAACATCTCCCCAGCCGCCTTGCTGGCCGAGTACGGAGAGGATGGACGCAGTGGAGCAGTCTCATTACTAAATCCATGCGTCACCGACCCATACACTTCATCAGTCGACACGTAGAGCAGCCTCCCAACTTTGGCTGTCATCATCGCCTTGAGCAGGTTATGGGTCCCGTTGATGTTGGAGCTGACAAAGATATCCGGGTTGTGAATCGATCGATCTACGTGACTCTCAGCAGCCAAGTGCACAACGTGAGTGATGTGGTGGTGAGTGAGTAGATCGGGCAGCATCGGATCGTTGACGTCCATGTGCACGAATTGATAATTCGGGTTCTCCGCGATGTCCTTCAGATTATCAGGGTTGGCTGCGTAGGTCAGCCGATCCAGATTGAGCACAAGCTCCGCTTCTTTGATGGCGTGTCGGATAAAATGAGATCCAATGAACCCCATGCCGCCGGTACAAAGTAGGTTCATTAGAAGCTAGCCAGGACTAGGCCCGGCGAGGATTGTTTTTTAACGGCGTTGATCTGGGTAGTGCGCAACATGTCCATCGGCGCCTCCGCGATGATGGGATAAGAGAGGGAATCGAATGGATGTTTATGATCGTCTTCCTTGATGTATTCGGCTTCTGTGCCGCTCCGTAAATTGGCGAACATAGCCCGGGTCTTAAACAACTGCGCCGATACGTGCAAGCGTTTCTGATAAAGCAATTCCCAGATTAACTTCACTTTGTCCCGGTTGGAGTTTCGATATTTGGGTGCTGGCTCCAATACAATTTGTCCGTCACTGGCCTCATAGGCGATGCCCGCCTCAGACGTCTCCGCTGCCGACCGTTCGCGGAAGGCGCTAGTGTCTGACCAGTGCCGCCATTTAAGCTCAATCTTGTGAGTCTTCTTATGATAATCGTTCCAGTGCGTGATCTTATCCATGACCGCCTCCACGAATTGGCGGATAGAGATGAACGTTCGAATCACCACTAACTCATCGACGATCGAAAAGCTCACCACCTTGCGTTTAGTCTCCGGGTCTTCAGTGATAATCTTCTCGATCACGTGGAAGCTGTGGTTTTTGCTTTCGCCCATATCCCAGCCACCCAATAGCACCGTGCAGTTGCTGGTTGGCACGATCACTTCTCGATCCTCTGGCAGACAATCGGCCTTCCCCACCACATGTGTCGCCTCATCCCATACATCGGAGAAATGGCCATCAGTGATGTCTTGTTCCCACAGACCAAGGATGAAGCGGGCTCGTAAACTTTTACGTTTGCTGTAGCGGCTCTCCAGTTCCTTGCGTTCCCGTGGATCAAGCTGAGGATTGTCATCGATCATGACTAAGATCCGGTGCAGGCAGGCGCGGAAATATTCGTCTTCACCGTCCTCCGTTGGTTTATCCTTAAACTTAAACCATTTGTCGTGGATCCAATTGTTGGTGCCGCTATCGGGTGGGTTACAATCGCAGATGATCTGATGCTCCTCATACCTCACCTGCGGGCTCATGCGCAGCGCGTCGCAGAAAATGTTAAATGCATGATCATCGCAATACTGGTCGAACTCACTTAACCAAAACATGGAGTAAGCCGGCCCTTTGAACTTGGCCTCTACTTCAGAGGAATGTTCCAAGGAATGGCATTGGATCTCTGAGATCGATCCGTGCCGATTGCGGATACGCACAAAGCTCATCTTGGAGTCACCGGTCGTCTTGGGTCCCTCGGTGACCTTGAAGCCGTAACAGCCCTTCTCCCATTCAACTAACATCTTACCCAGCAACACCCACACGCCCGCGCTCTTGGCGTTCTTGATGGTCTTAGTGACGATGCCAATCATGGCGCCATTGACGTCAAAGGCGTGCCGCAAAATCTTGTGCAAGATCCCAAAGGTTTTACCGCTCTTACGTGGACCGTGTACCAACAGGTAACGGTGATAGTTGTTGAAGATTTCTAACTGCTTAAGGTTCATCGACGGCAGCCACACGCCTGGCTCGTAGATAAAACCTTTGTCATTTACTTTAATCATGGCTAATGGTTGTCTTGCTCTTACTATGCCTACTCAAGTCATATTTGACATGACAGAACCAGACACCAAAGCGCTGATCGATGGCTGGGCCGATAATACCGAATACACTGTCAGTATCAGATTAAAGACCGGGGCAGGCGAAAATCGTAACGTCGCTCAAGCATTGGAGGTGACCGATGAGTCGGCAGGGGAAGAGTCGGAGCCAGCGCCCGTAGAGGAACCGGCGGCCCCACCAACTGCCAAACCGGTGGCTGAGCCAGCTTACTAACGTGTCTGTTCCTATTCAGCGGCTAATTTCCAAGCACAAGCTTGACCCAGACAGCTTAAAGGCAGCGTTCGATCACAAGTCCTTAGAGAAGCGTCCTCAGGTCAAGAAGCTCGTCGAAGCGATCCGGGACGTTATCCGAGATGGCATTAACCGTAACCGCACCGACTATCGCCTCTATAAAGCGATGGATTGGAGTTATGACCAACCTTTCTACCAGGTCTCCTACACCCAGCTGCGCGGGCTCATGTCTAGCCAGCCCGATGACAATAAGGTGTTGGAGACCGTTAATTCCTGGGGCTTATCTCATCTGCTCCCGGATATCTTAGATGCGGACGGCAAAGTCTGTTGCGGGGCCAACGGCAGGCCGCTCAAGGCTGTTAATCTGCCGGTATTTTTCCAGGTGTTTGTGCCTGTGTGCATGGCCTATATCACCATTCGCTGGGCCAAACTATTCAATGACCGAAACCTTAATCCGCTCTACAAATATGAGCCGGTTCAATACACCAAAGAGAACCGGTTTCGTTGCGAGGTGTTGACCCAGATCGTGCAGCGGATGGCCACGCAGTTTGATTATAAGTCAGATCTGAGGCAGACTATCCTGCAAACCCTCCTCTACGGATTCTGCATAAACTTCCCCAGGGAGGCGTGGTTTGTCGAGAAGCAGCTGGACGAAAGCGGGGATGAACAGATCGTGCGCGAAGGGCTGCGCTTCAACATGCCCCATCCTTCCCGCATCTATTACGATCTCTATCATCGGCTCTCCTCGCTTAATTCCAACTCCGGCTGTGAATATGCCGGCTACTGGGAGTTGTGCCGCTACAAAGACATCCACGATAACGAGCTCTATTGGAACAAGGACGCCATCGGCTTTGGCGCCCTGTCCTGGTTTGATATCGGCGTCAGTGACTTCCTGGATCACGTCTTCCCCTGCACCTTAAAATTCCCCAATGTTAACAGTGCCGGCGGCGGGGTGGGCCCACTGGACCGACAGCATGAGGCGGCCTCAACCTATGGGCAGGGCGATTTCAACGCCGCCACGCTGCTCACCCAACATTTCCAGCGCATTATCCCGGCTGACTACGGGCTGGGTGATTACAAATATCCTGTCTGGTTTAGGTTCGTTTACGCCAGCGATACCGCTGTTATTTGGGCTGAGCCGTTGGCCTTTGATCGGCTCCCCACCTATGCCTACGACGCGGACTTCAACCGTTCCCGTTTCCGATCACTGGCGCTAGAGATCATGCCCTTCCAGGATCATGTCGGGAATCTGTTGTCCCAATGGATCCTGGCCGTCAAAGAAAACCTCATCAACCCGGTCTTCTACGATAAGGATAAGATCCCCGCTGAATATTTGAAGCGGCTCCAGAACCTGGGCCAGAAGATGTATAACGGCCGGCTCTTTATCCCCTATTCCGGCACTGAGACCTTGCGCATGAAGGTCGACCAACGGGAGGCGTTCTACGTGCCGCCATTCAGCCACCATCAGACAGGCGAAGTGGCTACGCTTATCTCTGGGGTGCTGTCCATGTTGGACCGGGTCATGCAGCTCTCGCCCCAAGAGATTGGGCAGGCGGCTCAACACGAACAGACCGCTGAAGAAACCCGCGTCATCTCCCAAAACACTTCTACCCGCGTCACCTTTACAGGCTCATTCATCGATGATGGCGATTACGCCAAGAAGGTCGCCATCTACGACGCTACCATGGCCCATGCCGATGATGAGGTGACAGTAGGCATCAGCTCGTCACTGGCCGCTACCGATGCGGAGTTTAAGAAGTTGTTGGATTCGGTCGGTTTTACGATCCAGGACGATACCACTTACGATCCGGAAAATCCCGATGCCATGCGTTCGGTTAAAGGCAAGAAGTCAGCGCTCAAATTGGAGTCATTCGCCTCAACGCGAGATGCCAGCGACCGCATTGATAATCCGGCTATCGCCGACGCGATGAGTAAGATCTTCTTGGCTGTCGCCAATAATCCTGTGCTCATCCAGGCTATCGGTCCAATGCAGTTAGTCGAGTTACTCAATCAGATCATCACCACGACCGGCTTACCCAAAGAATTCAAGTTGAAGGGTAAGCAGGTGGATCTAAACGCTGGCCAAGAAGAACAGGCTAGCCAAGTCCAGGGAATGCTCAAAGAGTTCGCCGGCCAGATCCAGCAACTGGTCGCCTCCAAACAACAGGAGACTCTCCAAATCGCCGGCCAACAAGCCGAGCAGGCTGCCCAACAGGCCGCCGGGCAAGTGGCCCAGGTCATTGGACAACAAGTGCAACAGGTGGCCCAACAAGCGGAGGCCGCCGGTCAACAAACCGCCCAGGCGTTGCAAGCGCAACAGGCCAAGATCGAAGAGCTTGGTCAGGCCATCGATCAGTTAACCCAAGTCATCGACGCGGCTCAAGCCGGGATGGGAATGTTAGCCCAGCCTGCGCCTCCGCCGATGGTGCCGCCCGTGCCTGCCGGTCCTCTGATGGTATGAACTATGGATACAAATATAGTGACTGCGATCGTGCAACAGAAGTCCACCAGCATCGAAGTAATTACCTTAATCTTAAACGCACTGGGCCCTGTCTTGGCGGCAATTGCTGCCTTCTTCGCCAGGTCCGCTGTCGCTGGTGTTAAAGAGGTGCACCTAGCCATTAACTCGCGGTTAGATCAATGGCTCCTACTGGAGCGCAAACAGGGAGTGGAAACGGGTCGGCAACAAGAGCGTGATGATGCAGCTAAGATCAAGTAAATGGCCGAACCGATCGTAGTCACCTCAATCCCCTGCGATCATAGCCAGAAGGCCGAGTTGGAGGCCCTCTTCTCCTCTACTGGCTATTCCCTATTAAAGCGGTTATTGGCTTCCCACTGCATCAAAGAACAAGTTACAGCGGCCAATAAAGGGTTGTATGAGTCGGGGAGTGAGATAGCATCGAGCCAAGCTAAGCACCACCGCCAACGCGCCGAGTACATCAACGCCCTGTTAGATGTGCTTGACGATATTGAGGCAAAAGAGGATCAGTGGTTCTTAGTTAGCCTGGAATGTAAGCGCTAAAACGTTATGCAAGATGTTAAAGCTGTTCATCAAAAATTGCCTTCTGCTTTTACAAATAGCCTTGAGTTCAACCTCCAAAATACAAAAAGGGGCAGGACTTTGGGCCCGGCGGAGGCTTTAACTTAACACACTGGCCATGCCCGATGATACCCAGGTAGTACCCGCCCAAACTACAGCAGATGCTCCACCTACTGCACCACCAACCGATTTACCGTTACCTACTCCGCCCCCTACGCCGGGCCCGGAGGATGATCCTAATCATCAGCTGGCGCTCCTAATTGCCAAGCGTAAGGAACGTAAAGCGCCCAAAGAAGAAGAGCCAGGCAAGGAGCCGCCCGGAGATAACGCCGAAGACAAGGCTAAAAAGCAGGAGAAGCTAGGGGATCTAATCGCTGATGCGCTTAAATTTAAGGGCAAGAAGCCCGACGCCAAGAAGGAAGAACCCAAGGTAGAGCCTGAGCCTCCACCGCCCGAGCCGCCCAAAGCTCCACCGCCCGCTCCAAAGCCTGAGCCTACTGTCATCTCCAAGCGCAAGCCTACCGATCCGGATGAGCACGCTCGCGACATTGGTCAAGCGGCAGCAGCAGCAGCTACTGCTGCCGTGCAAGCGCTTCAGCCATCCTTCCAGCCACCGCCCAAGCCTGAGCCAGACCCAGGCGAAGCTCTTAAACCATCTGACCGACAGAAGTATGAGGTAGCTAAGTTCCTGGCGGCCTCCAATCCTCATTACAAGGATGCCCCCAGGCTCATCTTAGATCAGACCCGGCGGGCCGAATCCTATGCCAGCCGCTGGGAATCGGCTAACCCAGGTAAAGCGTTTGATCCGGAAGACGAAGAGCATAACGCCTTTTACGACTCTATCGAAGAGCCCTGGAGCCCAATCGAGTTTGATGACGCTGTCGCCCGCATGCGCGAGGCCGCCATCGAGGAGAAAATCCAGAAGCGCTACGACGCAGAGTTAGCTACCATCAAGGAAGCCAATGCCCGACTTGAATTAACTGGCGAAGTAGACCGCCGCTACTCCCAGACGGCCGGCCAATTAGCCAAGGCGCTCAATGTCCACGATGTTATTTCCAGCGGGGGCATAGATAAGCTCGAAGAGCAAGACCCCATCACAGCCAAAGTCCTTATGCAGGTGCTTGGTGGTTTGCAGCCCTTGGTCGAAGCCATCGTCCAGATTGACGATCCTAAGGGCCGGATCAAGGTCGACATGCAAAACCCCGCTCACCAACAGTGGGCTGCTGTCGTTCATGAAGGGGAAACTAGATCGATGGGTAAGCGCGATGAGCATGGCCGGCTCTTCGCCCGCCGGGCCGATTACTTGCGCATGAATCCGGCAGGTCAAGCCAGGCATTGGTTCCTTTCCACTGAACATATCTTGAAAGGAATTGTCGATGAAATCGCTCCGGCCATCACCGAACACGTGAAGAAAGAACGTGACGAACAGATCAAGATCGCTAAATCCTTGGGTTTTGTTCCGAAAACAGAAAGTCCGGATGCTAAAAATGGCGCTGCTGCTCCGCCCTCGTCGCCCCCGCCACCACCTGCTAAACCACCATCACCTACGGTAGGTGGTGGAGCTAAGATTGATGCATCCACTGGCGAGCCAAAAACAAAGGGCGCTAAATTGACCGACGCGATAGCTGATACCCTCTGGGGACGATAGCTTATTCAGACGCCTTTAGTTGCTAGGTAATTAAGCCGCAGCTAGGCGCTTTGAATAATGGCTATCAGCGCTAATATCTTCGAAAAATGTCTGCCGGCTATCGGCAACAACATCGCCGCCTGCGGTGCCGTAACCCTGTGCGACATCATTACCGCAGAGAGCGATGAGCTAACCAACATCTTCACCGATGGGTCCGGCCATTTCCGCGACATGCGCGCTCTGTTGGCCACCCAGTTTGAAATCAAGGCCTGCGGCGCCCGCACCAATGGACTCTACGACTTCCTGATGTCCAACAAGCGGATGATGGGCAATAAGAAGATCGTGACCCCGCTGGGCCCTGGCAACTCCGAGATAGCCCCCTTCATCCTGGCCCACCAACATTCTGTCATCAACGCGGAGTATTGGAGCTTAAAGAATCTGTTCAATAGCGGTGGCAACAACTACACCCTCCATGTTAATTCCAGGGCTTCCATCCCGCTGACGACCGAGTGGTTCGTGCCGGGCATGAACATCTATGTCAATGCCAGGTCAGCGGCCGGCACTGCCTTGCGCGGCTCATTCCTGGTCGTGGCATCCCAGGTCAGCACCTTTGGTGGAGCAGCCACCATCATGATCACGGCAACCGGCCAGAACGATACCTTGGGCTGGGTGGCTAAGTCAGCTTTCACCGGGTTCACCGGCGGCTCGCCTCTCTCGGCGGGTGTGGTGGTTCGCGGATCAGCCAATGTCCAGGACGTGGAGCGCTGGTGCTACAACCGGCCTGCCCTAAACGATCGTAAGCACGTGCCGTTCTGGTTTGAGACCGATCGTTACACCATGTGCACCGATCAGCTCTATGAGGCCTACTTCAAGCGGCTCCAACAGGGCAACGAATACTTTAAGCTCTTCGGCGATGTCGACGCTACCCAGCGCAATAAGCAGTTGGGCGACATCTTCCAGCGGGAACGGATCAACAAATTCTTCTGGAACAAACGCATCTCCACTAACCAAACCCTCGGCAGCTATCGGTCACTGGCCGAAGTCACGACCTGGAGCAATGCCACCCAGGGCCTTTACCTTCCAGGAGAAGGTCGCTGCGTCGGTCGCAAAGCTAATGCGGTCGGAGTCTATGAGCAATTGGCAGAATGCGGGCAGGTCTTTGATTTGCAGAATCAGCAGCTCAACTTGGTCGAGCTGTTCGAAAACTTGATCTACCCAATCTGGCGCGCCCGTGGCGACCAGGGTATCCCCAACGATGTTATCGAGATCTTCACCGATTCATTCACTGCCAGCCAGTTCCAGCGCGGTATGATCGAATACTATGACACCCGCTCAGACGGTCTGGCTCGGTTCATGATCGATACCAAGCAGGTTATGAGCGGCAAGATGGGCCAACTCGGGTTTAACTATGACGAGTATCGGCTCCAATATCCGCAGGTCACTATCCGGATCGTAACCAACAACTTCTTCGACGACTTCGCTACCGCGATGCAGTTGGAAAATGTAGGTTCCGCCGGCCGGTTCCTCTGGATCTTGGACTTTACCTCCATCTATCCGGGGATCATCACTAGCAACTCCAAGAAGCATACTACTGGAGACATCGAGAAGTTGGCGGCTATCGACCAGGACTACGCCTGCGTGATGGAGAATCCAACCCAGGAGATTAGCCTTAACTCACTCACATGGACCGCCGTCGTAGAGTGCACCGCTACCAGTGCGATTGTTGAGAACTTCGACATTACTCGAATTCCCAAGGGTGACGCTGGCCAGAGCCCATATACTGATTTGTATCAAGTCTAGGTTGTCCGTTTGGGTTCATTGGGTTGCCCCGGGGTTGTCCTTGCAACCCCGGGGTGATTCTTTTATGGGTCTAGCAATGCGCAAGTTCTATTCCAAAGAGATCCCAGAGTCACCGGTCTATGTAGCGGGCCATCCGCTGGTCTTTGATGTACTTGAAACTGAAGATGCCGCGCTCATAGCTGAATTAGATAAGTGCGTCGCCCGTGGTGTAGGTGGGGTGATGACTATTACCCAGGAACAGTTCGAGGTGGAGGTAAAAAAAAAGAGCAACGGACAATTATCAAACGGCAGCTTGAGGCCAAAGCAGCAGAGACAAGAGTTGTCAGCAATGCAATTGGCCGGTCTGCGTGCTGTGGAGGGCGCCGGTAAAGTTAGTCAGTTTGCCAGGCCACAACAGCCCACCGCCAACCCTCACAACCGACACGGCTTACCAGTTAGCGGCAATGCGCCTGGCCCTATCCCGGCGCTGCCAGACCCAATCGAGGTTCCTACCCCGGAATCTTTCGGGCCCATCTCCAAGCCCCCGACTGCCAAGGCTAAGGATGTCCAATGATCGAGTACCAACCTTTCGCGCTCTTCTTGTCCACCGTCCAACGGCTGGTGGCTCCCGAAGATTTGGGCGAGGAGTTGACTCCGTTCTTTCGCGATCAAGTCGGTAACGCCCTGGCCGATATCCAGACCCTCATCCCTTGGTTTAGGAACTTCAACGTCAATGCCTATACCAAGGAAGACGTGGAAGAGTTCTGTTCGGCTAGCATCTTCACCGGGCCGGTGGGTAAAATTACCCAACTCTTCGCCTATACCCCAGGTCGGGAGTGCAAGAAGTACTACTACAAACGGGTCAGCACCTCTGCCTTGGATTGTTGGCTGGAGCGGCAGCGCTGTGTCCAATGCACGTTCACCCCGCCGCCGACCCATATTTATGATACTCCCTATTGCAACTACGTCATCTTGGGAGAAGTCGCCTGTAATCCCCCTTATCTCAATGGAACCGAGGACACCTGCCGATTCACCAGTCTGGACGACGACAATCGAATATTTGCAGTTGGACCAGATTACCGCGTTTACGCTGCCCCTCGATTCCCCTGTGGCTACAGCCTGTTCATGCAATGGCAGGGGATTCGGCGCAAATGGGAGAACATTGATCTAGTTCCAGTTGACCAACAACTGCGTGAAGCGGTGGTCAATTATGTCGAGCACAAGATTGCCCTCAAGGAGCGCAACTCAGTCTCCATGACCGAGTATTACTCGCTCTATGCGGTCAACCTGCGCATGCTCAAATACCGCTATCACGACGAGCAAGACACTGAACTGGAGCGGGACTGCACTTCGGCCATCGAGCAGCTGATGTCAGCCTTCGCGCCGGCTTACGGACTGTATGGGGTGGGGGCCGGTCTGGGGGTTGGCGATTATATCTACAGTATCTCTGGTGGAGGCATCATCCAGGTCTATACTGGCGCGACACCACCAACTTCCCCGGATGACCCCACCCAAGCGGCTGTCTTTTATCCTACGGGCGGAGGCTCCATCCAGCAGTGGGACATTCCAAGTCAGACCTGGGTATGAGAGCGCTGCTGGCCATCCTCTTCATGTTGCTGGCGATTATGTCGCAGGCCGCCACATTCGTGTCGGACGGTTCGGACACCGATGTGCAGGCCAAGATTGATTCTGCCTCCGATGGGGACACTGTCACTATTCCGGTCGGCAACTTTGACTGGGACACCACAGTCACCATTTCTGGCAAAGGCATCCATCTGAAGGGGGTGGATGGTGGCTGGATATCAGGCTGGAGCCGGTCCAGCGTTCTCATCGACATCGGACTCAAAACTTTCACCACTCAGACTGGGCTCAAGTGGACCGTTGGAGATGAAATTGGTGCCTACTACGTCGCCAATGGCGCGCCCTTAAGCATGTTCGGCACCGTGGATAGCTATTCAGGTTCTACCTTGGTCATCAATGTCACCATTGCCAATGGCACTACGACGAAAGCAGCCTGGGTCTTTGTCCATGCTGGCACTAGCTCAGTGACGTTTAACACCGGAACTTCCACTGGCTTAAGCATTACCGAAGACACCACCCACAACGTTGAGGTAAGCCAGTTACATTTCATCGGTGGAGTGTTCCAGACCAGTGGCGCCATGATTAAGTGGAACAATACTTCCGGTGGAAAACCCATCCTGTGGCATGACAACCGCATTACTGGCACTGAGAACGACATAGCGTTGCGGGTGGAAACCAACCGTGGGGTCATCTGGAGCAATTACTGGGACAGCACTTTCTACGGTGGCGAAGGCGACAACAACGCCGCGCCAGACTGCTCCATGATGCAGCATAAGCCGGCTAGCCTGACGACTTCCTGGACCACAGCCGACACGCTTGGCCAAAACGATACCGATGGCACTGGCAACCTCTACATCGAAGACAGCGTGTGGGTGGGGACGTCGCTGCAAAGCTTTGACGTCGATGAGATGGCCCGCACCGTTATCCGCCATTCCCTGATGGACAATAGCGGTGGGACCAGTCACGGCCGGGATACTGGCACTGGCCTGCGCCACTTCCAGTTCTATAAGAATACCACTTTGTTCGATAACCTCGGCGTGGACAGCTACCCACTGGACTACCTGTTCTTCATCCGAGGCGGTACCGGTATCGTCTGTAGCAATTCTATCGAGGACATTACCTCCGGCCAATGGGGGAACAAGACTGAGATGAAACAGCAGATCCAGGCGTTACGCCGTTCATGCGCAAACGATTGCTGTTGGAACAGTGGCTGGCCACAGCCTCAACAGATTGGCCAAAGCCATAATGGCAGTTCGATGTTCAACGACCCGCTCTATTACTGGCAAAACAGTGCCGCCATGGCCATTGCTAATGTCGATTATGCCCCTGACGGGTGCGGTGGTGGCCCGGCCATGAGCACCTATTGTATCGAAGGCCGAGATTTCACTAATGCCACCAAGACTGGTTGGGCACCCTACACTTACCCACACACCCTGCGAGGCGCCCAAGCCCCAGAAGGGCCGGCAGTGCTCGCCCAAAAGGTAAGAGCTTTGAAAATACCACTACGAAGATGAGAAGATTACTCGCAGCTGTTTGTGCGCTACTTTGTTTTGCTAGCGTGCTGTTTGGGGCCAACCCGTCCTATACATCATTCCTTGGAACCAACGGAATCATCATCACGTCCAATCCTCCACAGGGCTTTATCATCATCGACGGCAGGGCGTTGACCAATGGCTTTGTGTCAGGTGTCGGAGATCAGGTTTGGACCAATGATGTAGGGGTAATTTACACGATTGTTGACCCATCTCGAATTCAGTTCCTGACCAACAGAATTTTTGGCCGACTGATTCGGGCTGATGGGACCAACACTGTCTTTGGGAGCAATGCGTTGCCCCCTAATGTTGGAGCTGTAAATAGCGTAGCCATAGGTAGTGACGCATTGAGCCGTTCTAGTGGTGGCGAAAATGTGGCCATTGGACATAGAGCTTTGGCTACTAATTCTAGTGGTCTAAACAACGTGGCGGTTGGGTATAGGGCAATGGAGTTCAACGATATTAGTGAGGACAATGTGGCGTTAGGATATTCCGCCCTTCGCGAATTCACAACTGGTCATCAGAATACGGCTCTTGGGGCAGCATCAATGGTCCATTTGACCACTTCGTATGATGGTACAGCGGTTGGATATGGAGCCATGGATAAACTGGAGGGCATTGGAAATACTGCTCTTGGATCTAGGGCCATTAGTGGTGGTCTAGGTGGAGGCAATTACAACTTGGTCGCGGGGAATCAGGCGATGTTTAACAGCGACCGATTGGAGGGAAATGTAGCACTTGGAGGATTTGCACTCACTGGCATTGACGACCTGACAAACGTGGTTGCTATCGGATATCAAGCCACGGCCATCTCCGGTGGATTAACCAACGCCGTTGGGATTGGGGCCCTTACTCGCATCACCGCAGACAACCAGATGATGCTTGGGACCAACATCACCCGGTATGTGTTCAGGAATGTGGATTATACATTCCCATCGGCCAATGGGGCAGCGGGAACTGCCCTCACCAACAATGGCGCCGGCATCTTGGGTTGGGGAACCGTGGCTGGTAGCGGTGGCACGGTGGCATTTTCGGACCTGATATGGACCAACGACAATGGCACGCTCAAGCCAGTCGCTTTCCCGACCAACGTGCTGTTACGGGTGAACGTCCCTGATAACGGAACCGGCACCAATTACTACTTCGACAGTCGGGTTTACCGGACAAATGCAACCAGCAAATTGTTCGCTATCTACAACGGCGGCAGCAACGCCGTCACGGTCGGCCCCTATGGCGGGCTGTTTATGGGTCGCGGTAATCCCACCCCATTCCCAGGCGTAGTCCTTTACGGCATATACGATACGGCTCTTGGCGAGACCAACCAGCAGGAGATTTTTACCATGAGCCAGAATAGCGCTGTGGGCTACAACGGCGCCGCCGACCTGATCGTCGACACCAATTATGGGGCCATAATCCTGTTCGCCAATAAGGAGGGCGGAACCAAGTTTAGCCGGTTTGCCATCCAGGCTGGGGCCGGAATCAACCCACAAGATTTTAACACCTTCTCGATGCAGGCGCTGGTCGATGGGGCGACCTACTTCCAGGTGGACCCCAACTTCACACTACTTACCCCGACCAATTATTTGTTCAGCAGCAGCGTTCGTATCACCAACATCCATACCCTGCTGTCGCTCCAAAACAGCAATTTCCCGGTGCTTGAAGTGGACGGTGTGGGCGATCTAAGACTAATCAAGAAGATCCCTTACCAGTGGCCCAGCGCCCAAGGTGCGGCCGGCACAGCTCTGACCAACAATGGTTCTGGCATTCTGGGATGGGGCGCAGTGGCTTCGGGCGGCGGTCTTACCTTTGCCGACCTTATCTGGACCAACAACACCGATACCATCTATCCCTACGTCCATAGTAACCGCATCCATTTCGGCACCTCTGCCACCAATGGAGCCCGCCTTAATCTTGAGTGGTATGCGCCGCGTCGGTCATTTCGTGTTGGTCAGCTATCCACGGGCATTGGAAGCGATTATTGGGATGTGACAAACCTTGGCATAGGGTCGGTGTCATTTGGTTCCAACAACCTTGCTGGTGGATATATGAGCGCAGTGTTGAGTGGGTACGGAAACATAATCCCGACCAATTACATCTATTCTGTAATCGTTGGAGGTACTGAGAACTTATTTGCTGAATCCAGTGCAAGTGGGCGCAACATAATTGGAGGAGGCAGTAAGAACCAAATGGACCCAGGCGCAAGCAATTGCGTTATTGTAGGCGGATTTAGGAATAGGATTCTCACTGATGCGTTTATGAGTTCCATGGTTGGTGGAGCGGACAATATTTCTCGCATGCGCTATGGCTCTATTGGTGGAGGATCTGGAAACGAGACAAGGGGCATCGGTTCTGTGGTTGGAGGTGGGTTAAACAATATTTCAGGAGAGTCAACGGTGGATGGTTTAACCACGATTGGTGGTGGTAGCCAAAACAGTATACATGAGGATTATGGAACCATTGGTGGTGGTTTTGGCAATTTCCTTCAAAGTTCTGCGTTGTATGGAACTATTGGTGGTGGCCGGGGTAATGTGTCCGATGCAATCAGCGGCACCATTGCCGGAGGCTCTCTGAATAACATTGATGGCTTTGCCCAGTATGGAGTTATTTCTGGTGGCTACACTAATTTTATTGGCAACCCAGGAGCGGGTGGTTCCCACTTTAGTTTCATCCCTGGTGGTGTTTCCAACAAGATAAGTGGCGCTATAATGGCCGCAGCCATTGGATCATTTCAGACGAACACCTTAGATAAAACCATCCTGCTTGGCACCACCAACAACAACCGGGTGATGGTCTCCACGACCAATCTGCATTTGCTGGAGGACATGACCATCCTGATGACCAATGGCGCTGGAGCCGGGAAGGTGCTCACCTCTGATGCGAACGGCAAGGGAACCTGGGGTACTGCCAGTGCGGGCAGCGGAACCTTCACGAACATATTCAGCCCAACTCTCTCTAACGCCACTATCAAGCCGTTGGTGGTGGGGCTTGGAACGGCGGCTGGCGCGACTAATACCACTGGCGAGATTAGGGGCATTGAGGCCGGTGCAAACATCACGATCACGCCCAATGGCAGCAACTACGTCATCTCGTCCACTGCCAGCGCGATAGATTGGGCGCAGACGGCAAGCACGACTAACGTGGTGGGAGTGTCCAACTGGGTGAACTCGGTTTCCAATTATGTCACGGCTGCCACAAACAGCGCCAGCGTCACCAATTGGATCACCCAACGCCAACCCGCCAGCCAAACCCTTACCAACCTTTCTGGCACTGGCGCCATTACCAACGTGTTCAGTGCGTCGCTTAGCAACGCTACGATGAAACCGGTGGTGTTCCCGTCTGCCAACAACTTCGCCACTAATTATACGGGCAGATTCTTTGGGTTGGAGCAGGGAGCTAACGTCACTTTGACCCCAAATGGGAGCAACATCGTTATCGCTTCGTCTGGTAGCGGAGGGTCTAGCCTTACGACCAATGCGAACCAATTCGGCGCTTCGGTGGAGTTAACCATCAAAGATGCACCGTTGCTGACCAATGCGATTCATTATGGTGCTGGATTCTTGGGCTCTTTCACCAACGTCTGGACTGCGCCTCAGTTCCTGGGTACCAATGTGGTATTTGATGGTACCAATTCGTCTTGGTTCCAATTCAATCCAGCGACTGGACCACAGACCAACTACGTATTCACCAACATCCAAGCTGGCCAGACGATTGTGGTAAAAACATACGTCACCAACGGGACCACTGTCAGGCTATGGGCCAACACGACTGAAATCCCGGCTAGTTGGTATATCGGCAACAACGGAAGTGCGGCCAACATCAACAGCAATGCGCCCTCAGTGGTTTATGTCAGCCGAGACTCTCTGGTGCCAGCCACCAACGTCTTGATCTGGACCCGAGACTTCGATGTCACAGCGGGATATGGGTTAATCTATGCCACCAATTTCGTAGCAGGCATCGTGACCCAACAACTCCAGCAGATATTCCAACCTGGCAATGCGACACTCACCAATCTTGCTGGAACAGGAGCCGTCACCAACCTGTTTAGCCCGACTCTTTCCAACGGGACGATCAAGCCACTGGTGGTCGGTGTCGGAACGGCAGCGGGCGCTACCAACGTGACCGGAGAGATTCGCGGGCTTGAGGCTGGGGCTAACATAACCATCACTCCAAACGGAAGTAACTATGTCATCGCTTCTACAGGTGGTGGTGGGGTGGCGTTATCAGATTTGGTTTGGACCAATCGCGTCGGTGAATTGCTTCCAAACGCTTATCCAACCAACACTATCCTAAGCCCAACCAATGCGGGATTTAGGACTAATTTCTATTTTGGCAGCACCGAAACCAGAGCTGGTGGAACCAACAAAGTATTCAGGGTCTATAACGGAACAAACAACGCACTTACCGTAGGTGATGCTGGTATATTCATCGGGTCAGCTAACGGCACTCCTATCAATGGGCAAGCGATAAATGCCATTTATGACACATCTCTTGGGGATGCGCCAAGCAAGGCAATCAGCCTAACATCTCAAAATAGCGCCGTTGGATTTAATTCATCGGCAGTCACCAGCGTTAGCACTAATTTTGCTAACACTGTATTGACCGCTGATCGAGATGGCACTGGGTTCATAAATTTCACTCAAGTTATTGGACAAGATGCAACTTGGCTTAATTTCGATATGTATGTTCTGGCTCAGGATGCCGGAGGCACCATTATTAGACCATTCCAGTTTGACCCCGACTTCAGCCTGAGTCCGACAAGTTACCTATTTAATAGCACCATGCGGATTACCAACACGCACACTTTGATGTCGCTTCAGAATAGTAATACCCCGATGTTTGAGGTTAATGGCATCGGTGACCTGAAACTACTGAAACGCATCCCATACTCATGGCCAAATGCGCAGGGAGCGGCGCAAACGGTGTTAACCAATGATGGGTCCGGCAATTTAGGTTGGGGCGCCGTATCAGCCAGTGGTGGGTCTGTAACATTTGCGGATATCGTATGGACCAATAAATCTGGAACCCTTTACCCAATCGCATACCCGACCAATATAATTTTCAATCCAACTAACACTGTATCAGCCGCTGAACTAGCACGAGCAACCAATTTCCTATTTCAGACCAGCACTCGAAGGATCGGCGGAACCAATGTGCTGTTTGCGGTCTTTAACGGCGGGGCCAGCGCACTGGTCGTTGGCGATCAAGGAATAATGATTGGCTCGACCAACTATATACCTGTCCCTCAGGCGGCAATTGATATCGCGTACGATACGGCCTTCGGGGTTGATAGTCCCGAGAAATCAGTCCTACTGACAACCTACAACAGCGTGGTTGGCTATAGCGGAAATGCCGAGATGCACGTCAGCACAAACTACGGTGATTTTAATGTGACCGCTAATAAGGAAGGCAATGGATTCGTGGAGTATTTCTTCAGAGCAGGAGGTGCAGGAACCGCTGTGGATTATAAGAATTTTGATGCCTATGTTCTGGTTCAGGATGAAGGAGCAACCATTATAACGCCTTACCAAATCGATCCCGATTTCAGTCTGAGTCCTACCGGATACATCTTCGGTAGCACGATGCGCATTACCAATACCCATACGCTGATGAGCTTGCAGAATAGCAATACGCCGATGTTCGAAGTCAACGGCATTGGCGATCTGAAACTGCTCAAGCGCGTGGCTTATTCCTGGCCCAGTGCTCAGGGAGCCGCCCAAACTGTTCTTACCAATGATGGGTCGGGCAACCTTGGGTGGGGAGCAGTAGCAGCTAGCGGTGGAGGGCTGGCCACAAACGCCAATCAATTTGGGGCCAATACTACGCTCTCGATCAAGGAGGGCGTGCTTCTGACAAACATTATGCTCTATCCATCCAACCTGACCAGTCCAGCCTCGATTGCGACTGCCAGCGTTGGAAGTATGACTAACCTGATAGAGTGGAGACAGACCAATGGCGCATTGGCGCTACTGATCAGCTCCAATGGTCTTTATAACATATCCGTTCCCCTTCTCCACTCCAACGCCGTTGCATTTAGGACCAACAATATCGACTTCAAATTGGCTCAGTGGCAGACGTTTAGTAACGCACTCAAAACCAATTTGGTCCTCCAGCTAACCAACTGTAATGATGGCGTCACACATACGTTAAATGCTTTCGGTTCTGGAAGACTTGGGAATGGAACAACCAATGCATGGCAATTGCTTTGCACCGTCGCCTCTGGTAACACCATCTATTGGCCTCCAGGATCTACCAATGGAAATTTCGATGTGCTGGTTAACAGCAATCAGGTGGTTACGTTCACATTCCAGCAAGTGTTCAACACCAACATATTCGCATCCTATCTGGTGCGAGAGGGGATAGGGGCAAACTGATGAAGTGGCTATTATTACTCTTAAGTTGTTTGGGCTGTTGCGGCCAACAGGCTACGGTCGGCCTGTCCGTTCGTGCGCTAGGCTCATCGGCCAACACTGCCAACGATACCAGCGAAGCGACCGGCTCTTATACGCCACAGATCGGCACTGAACTGATCGCCATCGTCATCAACACGAAAGCTGCCACCCCCGACCAGCCTAACTTGGTTGGCAATGGCTTAACCTGGACGGAGCTTTTCGATACCAATTATCTAACGGATCATCGGCTCACGATTTGGTATGCCAAGTGCGGGTCGGGAGCCTTTGCCGGTCCATTGACAGCCGATACTGGCGCCACCTCTCAGACCGGCTGGGCCTTGGCTGTGGTGGAGGTGAGCGGGGCAGTGATCACCGGGGTCAATGGCCTGACCGGATTGCGTCAAAATGTTAACGCAAACGTCTCGGCTGGCACCACCATTACGGCGACCTTTGCTGCACTTGGCAAACGGACGCTATGCATTGGGCTAGTGGGCGGTAACCTCAACGGAACGGCGAATACTGCGGAAGCTGGCTGGACAGAGATTGTTGATGTGGCCTTCAACACCCCAGCCACAGAGCTAACCATCGTATATCAGGCAAAGAATGCCGATACGACCTGTGCGGTTTCCAATGCCGGCGCATTCAGTGGGTGCATTGTAGGCATCGAGATGGTTCAGGTTGGTAATTTCCCATGAGAATACTACTGGCATTACTGTTGAGTGTGGTTGCTGCCAAAGCTGATTGGTTCGGGACTGGTAATCTAAACACCTATTTCTGCGGTCCGAACATGACCAACTCAATGAATGTGCTGAGCAACAGCATCACCATTGCCGTTTGGCTCAGAATTCGAGATACTGGTACTGGGCTGGAACAAAAGAATGTGTTCTTTTCCAAAGGCCGATTGGACTTCACTGCCAGCTGTAATTATCTGCTGCGCATTTCTGGCAGCAAATTCGAATTCGATTATACCGACCAAGTTGGTGGGCTGCACACGTATCAGTCCTCTTCGACGATTATCTGGACCAATCGCCTCCGATTCGTTGCACTTACATTCACCTACGGAACGGCTGGATCATCAATGCAAATGTATTTGGATGGCGCCCCCATCTCAGGATCGTGGACCAGTGGGAACGGAAACAGTAATAGCCTCCCAAACCAGCACGAATTTAGCCTTTCAGGACCCACGGCGCAGGTGGTTGGAGGTGGGATTTTAATGGGTGAACAAGGCCCGGTCATGGCCTGGCGCACAAATCTTAGTAGCACTCAAATTCAGATGCTTTATAAAACACGTGTAGCTGGGTTGCCTTATGTTATCTATCCACAGCATTGCGTGCTAAACATTGATTGGAGCAATATTCGGTATGGTCAAGACATGGAGTCTAGTCAACGAATTCCGAGTCGTGTCCCTTGGGGTCAGTTCGTGTCTAACGCTATCCCACGATTCGGTCAAAGCAGCAGCGGCAATCCGCTCGGAAGCCAGTTAATGTCATTTTGGCCAAACGAATAACATCATCCAAATGCCATCACCCGTTTCACCCACCCAATTCTGTGACGCCGTTCCAGCGGCCAACGCCGACCTGTGCGTCAAGATGTCCAAATTCCTGGGCATCCCACAGCTGCTCTGTGATTTGTTCGGCTGGATGCTCAATACCGACCGATCCATCAGCCAGACGTTTAAGGAGGAGGTGGCCACCTTTAGCACCCCAACGGGTATGATTGCTTACTCACTTACCCTAAATATGGGGCCGGGCTGGATCTTGGCCGATGGCAGCGATATCTCCCGCACGACCTACGCCAATCTCTTCGCCGCCATCGGCACCCGCTACGGCGTTGGGGACGGCAGCACCACCTTCGGATTACCCGATTTACGTGGCCGCTCTCCAATTGGCGCCGGTCAAGGCACCGGATTATCCAATCGCGACATCAATACCGTCAACGTGGGCGAAGAGCGCCATACCCAAACGGAGGCCGAATTAGCCACCCATCGCCACGATTACAACACTACCGACAGCCAGCAAATCCTGGTGCAACAGGCAGTGGGAAAGATCAACGACATCAACCGAAGCGGGTCGCTTGATTATGCTTTTGCCGATCCAATGGAGACCACGGGTGACAGTGAGCCCTTCAACGTCATTCACCCATGTATTATCGCTTATCCGTTTATCAAGATCTAAGATGACCCGCGATGTCAGACTTCAAGACGATCAAGCTAAGACCCATGACGGGCGTGTTCGACACGCTCTCAAGCGCAGATGAGATTGGCTTTGGTAATTGGCGCGTAGTTAAAAACGCTGTTACCCGCTCCACTCGAAACCGTAATCGGTCTGGTGGCTGGCGTCGCCTGTTCGCTGACGACGATCCATACAACAACCAGGACCTTCACGACCAGTTAACGACCCGGCTGGGCTACTACGATTCTTTCGAAGAGCACGTCATGGGTGGTGGAGGCCTGCATGGCTACATCTACGCCTACTTCACTGGAGTCTATCAGGAGCCCACCACCTTCGCCTATCCTCCAGCATCGGGTCCATTTTCTCCGGTTTATGTCGGGGATTTCCCGGAGATGTTCTATGGCCCGTGCACAATCTTCTACCCATACGTGGGGTATCCTTATCGGTTCATCCAGCGCCCTGATTTGCCCGACAGCCTGACGACGGGCGCCCCGTTCAACTACCTGGATTCCTACGTGTACACATCCTGCCAGGTGGAGTATCCAGGGGATCTAGTTGCGGGCTACCCATACGGGCCGCAGACGCCCGTCTATGACCCCCTCTTTGCCTACGACCACGAGTATTGCGGAGATTATCTGTGGAGCCGGCCTGGATGCCGGGAAGCTATCACGATGTTAACCGAAGTGGTCACCGCCCAGGGCCGCAAACTGGTGGCCGCAACCATGTCCAGAGTTTATGAATTCAATCAATCAGCAGGGAATTGGCGGATATTGGCCGATGGACTGGGTAATTCCGGATACACGACCGAACAGTGCGGGTGCAACAGCGTTCGAGGAATGGCCGCTACCATTGGAGAATACCTTGTTTTCACCAATAACTTCGATCCCCCATTTATCTACCAACTTGGAAGCGATTCTTCTGGCTGCGGGCTTCAGTCACTCCAACCGATCACAGACCTGGCAGTGCTTGGTATTACCCGAGCTGGCGGAGTGGTTACCTGGAAGGGATTCGTAATCTTCTTCGACATCACCGAAGCCGGCGTGCGCAGCGGCAGTACGATTATTTGGAGTGATCTGGAGGATCCCAATTCATTCATCGAAAGTGATACCAGTTTTGCCGGCCGGGCCACCACAGCGGTTGGAGAGACTATCCTGGCTGCCGCGCCCATCGGAAACTGGCTCATCCTTTACACCGATAAATCAATCATCCGGGTGTCCCTGGTCGGTGGGGAAGACGTGTTTAACTTCGAGGAGATTTATCGGGGTGGCAACGCTCTGCGCTACAAGTATTCCCTGGTAAACGCTGGCGACGCCCACATTTATATGGGCGAGAGTGACATTTACATGTTCACTCAGTTCGATACCCGGCCGATTAACGTGGAGTGGATCACTAGGGCCGCCGGCTTTGTCTATAACGGAATAGCTGAGGACGACGCCACCTATCAACGCATCAACAACGATGCCTGCAATCTGGTCACAGGCGGTTGGAACGAGAACACCCGCGAAGCATTCTTCTCTTGGCCAACCGGAGACAACATCTGTCCGGACGTCACGTTACGGCTTAACCTCAAATTCAGCGCCGCTGACTTCATCGACCACGGCTTCACGGCTTTCTTGACCTTCCACCGGGACCAGCGGCCCACGGTGGGTGAATGGATGGAGACCCTGGGCATCTGTCCACGTGGAAGCAAGGTGGCCACCGGCATCAAGGACGGGCCCGTGTGCCCAGATCCTAATCGGATAATAGAGCAGCCTGCGGATCCGGATGCGGAGCCCGAACCCGAGCCAGAGCCAGAGCCAGAAGACTGCGGGACGGATTGTTCCCAGATGCCCGTAACGCTTTACGCCCGGGATCTGATGCCAATGTATCAGGCGGGGCCGGAAGCGCTCGGTTGCCCAGCCTGGGACGGATCACTGGTGAATGCCGGAAGCCCTCCGTGCCAGTGGTTGAATTGGTGTTCTGGCCCAGTCGGTTTTGGTGGCATTGGTGTCATACTGTCAGGCGCGCCGGGTAACTGGTGGATCAGCATCTATCGAGGGGCCTCATTCGCTTCGTATCAGCTTACGCCACAGGCCAATTGTCCGTATGGCACCTATAATTTGGCGGTTTCAACCTGGATAGACGGGCCTGCGGCTAGCTCAGTAGAAGTGACGATCGTTTGAGTTATGGCCACCCTGTTACTGTTCATTCGCAATCCAGAGGAGGACATCAATTTCCCGGTCCATCCCAATTCTCTGTGTGCCATCCTGGCTGGTAAAACCCTGGATTTCTTCTGTGAGGATTGCGCTGTTCCGGCAACCTTCGTGGCAGCCTCAGCGGTGGACTTTGCGCTCAAGCAGCTGGAGGACGACATCTATTACCGGGAACGCCTCGCAACAGCACCGCCAGCCTGTGCTGATGTCCCATTCGCCACCGAGACTGGCCAAGATGAGGGCTTCACTGGCGGCGCGCTAGTGCTGGATCAATGGCTTCCGCTGTCGGCGGCGCATTGCTCTGGCATAAACTCGATAACCGGTTATCACATAGAGCTAGAAGATATGCCACTTAACCATGCCGTTTACGAACCAGGCCGGGATGTCATTTATGGCGTCAGTGGAGGTTACGTTTATAAACTAAACGCCACCACCGGAGAGAAGATTTCGTCCGCCAGGTTCTTTGAGAATCGGTTCTACGATTCATACATCGCTTACTCCTCAATCACCGACAAGCTTTATGTGACAGCATGGATGAATGATCCTGGCAACGAGCCGGCGGCTATAAACCGTGTTAAATGGATGTTCAAGCTCAATCCGGATACGCTGGCCGTTGATGGGACGTTCAATATATTCGCGTCAGGCGTTACAGTGGCGCACGAATACTTCGAATCTGGTCCACGGGAGATGGTGAGCGTCGCTGGAGATATTTATTTTCTGATGTTTGACAGATCACAGTCAAACAACGCTTGTTATCTAATGCGGTTTGATGTAGCAGGTGAAACCTGGGACAACTCGTCTTCCAATAATCGGAACATAGGATTTTCCCAGGGGCTTACGTATGATGCAGACAACAACGTAATTTGGGTATCTACGCAGCAGGGGGCTACTGCTCATGCCCCGGCTCCAGGAGTTACGCAGAGTGACACCGTTGATATCAGTGGAGTTAGCGACCCAATGGCGAAAGGTATTTGCTATAGGTCTGGTCATCTTTACTTCACTCTTTGGCAGGGAACTACAATCGAGAGGTATAAAATCCAGAAGGTACGCATCAGCGATGACAATAACACCACTATAGACTTGGGGGACACGGCGGCCACTCCTCGTAAAATACGGTACTGGTCCATTAACGACCGGATTTATGTGCCCACCTTTAATGCCAACACCGTGGTCATCATCGACCCAACCACCGACACAGTTGAATCTACAAAGACCGGGTTTGATTCTCCAGTTGATGTCGTTTTCACACCAACCAAAGTCTGGGCTGTTCAACACGGAGCTCAAGGGCTTAAAGAGGTAATCTAATGGCCTGCACCGTCGTCGAACTCAACTTGGTCGCAGGCGTGGACTACGATCTGGACCTAGCCGCTGGACGAATCCGGTTCCGGTCCGATGGCCAGCTGGGTGCGCTTATCGATGCGGGTAACTTCTGTGGGCTGGTGGTCAATGCCTGTTGCCAGGACGCAAGCTGTGACCCTTACGGCCCATACGCCTGTGACCTGACCTGCTACGTCAGGGACGGCTACGACACCGTTATGCAGGAAGGCGCCGAAAACTACCGCACTGACGACGAAAAGATGATCAAGATGGTGGGCGTTGAAGCTGAGCCACTGCCCTCATCCAGCCCGTTAGACCTTCAGGTCGACGTCGGTTTTGCGGCTACTCCGAATTGTTTCACCTGGAAAGAAACCCGTGACCTGCCTTTCGAATGTCAGACCGCCAAATCAGCCGCTCAGCACATCGCCGACCGTACCCGCCCAGATGGCACGTTCTACTATCCAACCTGGCGTCGTGGCATTTATCTCTCTACCCGCTTCAGGATTTCTGGCGTCGGTGGCGCCGGCCAGTTCTCGGCATTAAGCAAGATGATTAAAGGCTGGGGCCAACAGGATTCACCATAATGGGAGACCCAATAGAATTATCGCGTAGATCGATCAGGCAAGAACTGATCACAGAAGTGCTTTTTGACCGGCTGCCGGAGCCTCCTGAGGAAATGCTCAGGCTTCCTGGAGTCAGGCGCTGGTTCTCTGCCATGCGCTTAGCCCGGGAACGGGACATCCAGGCGCTGCATCGGCTCATTCACAAGATTGAAGGGACCGGAGGATAATGGCCCCTTGCAAATCGAGCACTAATCTGTAGAACTGCATCTTATGGCTAATGGTGCTGGAGATATTGTAGGCGGTCTTGGAAGTTCGATCAGTTCTCTCTTTGGCTCTCGGGCCGCCCCTAAGGCTTATCTCAATCGATACGCCCTCCCCACCGCCAAGCCGCTGGGTAAATTTGGCGGGTCACTCTTGGGGGATATCGAGCCACTCTCACGCGAAGCCGTCAGCGGTTACTTGGCTCAACAGCCCAAGCAACAGGCCTTAGCTGGACAGCAGGAGAACATCTTAAACACTCTCCTGGCACGTAGACTGAACGCTGACCCAACACAGCTCTTGCGGGATGTGGGCAACACCGCCTTCGGATTTATTGATCCGAATGTAATTACGCCGCTGGCAAGGTTCGACGTTAACCAGGATATCCTCATGCGACGGGCCCGGGGCCTCAGTCCCGCCGCTAGCGATTCCACAGCGGAACGTTTGCGCAACGCCCGCATTGCCAGCGGCAGATACTATGACACCGCCCAACAGGCTTATTCGGCCCTCCCTCGTCTTTATGGGGAAGCGTTCGGCCAAGGCTTATCCAATGAGGCCGCTGCCGCTGGGCTTACTCCACAAATTTCTGCTGCTTATGAAGGGGTGGCTGCTCGGCCCTGGAACGCCATCAACCAACGCATCTCTTCGGCCACCGGTGCCAGCGACGCTGCCAGTCGCGCCATCCAAGGCGTGCTGGCTGCCACTCAAGGCTACAAGCAACCCCAGAACTGGGCGGATCGTTTGGGTGCGGCCAGCCAGGGCATCGGCCAATCGCTTGGTGGAGTAGCTAGCTTGGCCGGCCTGGGCGGAGGCGGTGGTGGCGGATTGTGATTCATAGGCACGACAAGTGCATCGGCATAACGCTCTGGCGACGGAAGCGCAAAAGCCTGGAACTGTGGTTCTGTCCCTCTGGGGCCATCATCCTTCCCCATATCCACGAGCACATCGACTCAGTCATTATCATGCTGGCCGGTGGGATGTGGGGACGGATTGGCCTGCGTAGCCGCTACGTTGGTTGGCGCGACATCTTCCGTCGGTTCCCTGTGCCAAGGCGGATGGTCCATTCGGCTGTCATCAACCATTTTTGCCTGTTCGCCAATTGGGAATCGTGGGATACCGACGACGTCACTAGCGCATCCGAAGACTTCGTCATCCTATGAGCAAAGTCCACATCCTGGCCAGTTGCCCAAATCCAAAGCTCATCGATTACACAACTCTTGTCTTTAAGACTCTGCGCGTTGGATTTCCCACTGCTGACGTCGTGGTGTGGATGAATAAATTGGGACAAGTGGAGGAGTCCAAGGTGTCCCAAATCTGCGTGGACAACGACTACGACGCACAGGTCTGTGACTATGCTCACCACGAATGGATCCAGATGCTGGCCACCACCGAGAAGCAACCATTCTGGATATCTGATACAGATATTTTGTATTACGAAAATATCGAGGAGCTGAAGCCTGATTCTGCTATAGCCGGCTGGCGCATCCCGGAGTGGAAGGACGAATTCACCCAGTGCATCACGCGGGCGCGTATCCATACCTGCCTGATGCACATCAACCCGTTGACGCTAGCCAGCGCAATCGCCAGGTATAAGGAGAGCTTCAATCTAATGGATGACATCAATCCATTGCCGAACCTATTTGCTCCGATCTCTGTCCCATTTGGTAGACTGACCTATTTCTATGACGTCTGCGGGCTGCTCTATAACGCTGTCGGCGGTGAAGCGTTCTCCGATGAGATCAAAGAGAGGTGGTTCCACTTTAACTTTGGGTCCATATCAGACCGCGTATTGCCACTGATCAAAGACGGCGATAAGATGGCAGCCGCCAGGGAGATGGTATTGCTAAACCCGCAGCTTGGACGTGGTGCCTGGAGGTTGCAGGAGGAATACTATGCCAACCGCCAAGTGATTTACGACGGCAAGAAGATAGAGGACACGATGAGCCAGGAGGATATGGAGCTAGCCAGGAAGTGGAACGTGGAGCTTTGCTGCGGCAATCAGGAGGCGATGCAGTTTTGCGATCTGTATCACCGATACGTGCATGGGATCGACGATCTCGTAGACGAAATGCAGGACGGTCGACCGACGATGAGCAAGGAACAGATCATAGACTTGTTCTTGCAGGCACTGATCCTCTACAACACGCCGTTCTTCGTTACCTATCGAAACCTACTGTTCCCGGCAATTATACAGGTGACCAACATGTATCAGGATTCTGTCTCCTGGGAACGGTCGCCGAAAAGTCATTTACGCAAGATAGCCGATGTGCTTCGCACTTGCGGTGGCGAAGTCTATTTCATGGTCGCGCTGATTACCGGAGGACCAGAGCACATGAATAGGATGTCGAAATTGATCAGGGAACGTGATTTTCTCTCCCAGCACGATCAGGATGGAAACCCTCTATGATTTCCAACGCTTAAAGGTTACGATATGTCCAATCATCTGCCGAGATACCCCAAACACCCTAGCCAGTTGCATCTGTGTGATTCCGCCTTCCCCGTAAACCGTCCTGATATTATCGACGTCACCCTGACTGAGCACTGACCACGGGCATCGCCCTTTATTGATCATATCCCAGGTGTTCTGTCTGGATGTTCCAAGCCAGAGATGTGATGGGTTGCAGCAGGCGCGATTATCGCACGAATGGCACACACATAATCCATCAGGGATTTCTCCATTGTGGATAAGCCAGCTCAAAATGTGAGGCTTCATGGTCTGGAATCCACCGCGTTTAACTATACGACCGTATCCAAATGAATCTTTACACCCAGTCCAATTCCAGCAGCCATCGGTCTTTTCTACGTGTTTCCAAAATCTATGTTCGATCGTGGCCGTACAGTGACGCTTAGCCAGAATGGGATTAGCGTGCATTGGGACAGAGGAAGTGGTAAACTCATGTTGCATAAGTCAGTCCTGTGATTTGTGCCGCGCCCCTGGATGCTTCAAACATCGCAGGGGCAATTAGCTTGTAGTGCAACGGAATCGGCGTAAAAAGTCAATCCTGTGATAAGCCAGCACAACCAAACATAATTATGCCAAGTCCATTCGGGCCAATTCCATATAGGTCACCAGTGGCACCACCAGTCGACCCATATACGGGGTTAGGCTGGCCAATCCCAATGCCACGACTCATGGCGCCGGAGTCCACTGGATTCCCGGTCCGACTGGGATGGCCTGAGGCGCCACCTCCAGCTCCACCTGCGCCATCAGGATACATCGGAAACACCTACCTACCGGACTACGAAGATCTCTATCCTCCGGCCATCCACCAGGCGCATCCAGGACTTAACCCTGACAACTATGGCCCGGCAGTTTCGCTTCCACCAGAGCCTGCGCTACCACCAGTTGCTCCGCCGCCTAATGCTGGAAACATAGGAAACACCTACCTACCTAACTACGATGATGTCATGAACGAAGGCGTGAGAAGAGCCGATATGCCACCTTTGGCTGCCCCTCCTTGGCTAGATCGAATCGCGGCTATGATGAGTGGAGCCGGTCACGGTCAGCAACTATCTCCTCCACCATCTCGTCGTTATAGCTTGGGCATACCAAAGACTGACTTCATCTACACCAATCCAGTGGCAGCCCAACAGGCAGCTGCCAGTCTGTCGGCACGGCTGGGCTACGAACAGCAGCAGGATCAAGGCTACCGGCAGTACCTGATTGCACAGGAGCAGGCCAGGCAGGCAAACGCCAATCAGGCACAACGGCTGGCTGAGAACGAAAAGGATCGAGCCCTCAAACGAGAAGGCTTTGCCAGCTCAGAGCGAAGCGCGGCCAATCGTGCTTATGGCTATAGCGACTTTGACCGCAGACAGGCAGCCAGGGAGAAGGAGTTGGCTGAACAAAAGCTCATCAGTGATCGAGCTAACTATAGACAAGCAGTAGCTCTGGCTAATGCGCTTAATAGTTCGACAGTGCCGCCGATGCAAAAGAATAAGACGGCCTTGGCCAATCCAGGCCTGGTGAACCTAGATCCATCCGGGCGCTATGTTCCATCTATGCCAAATCCGGATCTAGCTGCTCCAGGGGTGACTACAATCGGCCAACTGCAAAGCGGCATTGCCGCACGTCAGCAGCAGATCCGTGATGCCGCCACTCCACCGCCAGCATATCCACAACTCAACCCACCTGTTGCTCTGCCTGCGCCTGAGTCTGTCCCGTGGTATCAACGATGGTTTGGACATCCAACCGCACCACTCCAGGCTGCCCCATAAATGCCCCGCCTCGTCAATCTGGGTGAGGGCTATGGTGTAGTCGCTTGGCCTGACGAGGCCAGTGACGAGCAGATCGTTAATGATTACAACGCGCTGGAGGCGGAACGGTTGCGAGCCATCGAGGAAGGTAAACTCGTAAATGCTCGCCTGGCCGACATCATGGAGAGCAATCGGCCCACCCTGGGTAAAACTCTCCTGCGCGGTGCGCTTGGGCTCAGAGAAGGAGCGGCTGGTATCACCAAGCAAGCTGTTGGGAATCTTGCCCGAAGCCTCGTTGTTCCGGAAGGTGGTTTACAGGTCAGCACTCGCCCAACCAACCCCATGGCTCCAGCTAGGCTACTGGAGGAAGCCGGGAAAGGCTTGGCAGAAGAGGGCACAAAACAACTTGAGGAAGCCCAGTATGAAGGAGAGCGGTTGGGCGGAGGATTGCCGGGCCAGATAGCGGGGACCGTTGGTACCATAGCCGGCGCCAGTGCGCCGGCCCTCTTGGCAGCTCCACTGGGCTTACCGGCAGCTGCTGTCGCAGGAGGCATCACAGCCTACGGCCCAACGGCTGAACAGTTCAAAGAGCGGCTGATGCAGCTCAATCCTAACCTTTCAGAGGAGGAGGCTTACAGGAAGGCAGAGGGACCAGCTGGGCTAGTGGCAGTGGCGACCGGCTTATTGACCCGAGCATTTGGCGGAACTGAGCGGCTCATTGAACACATCACCCGCACCGGATTAAAGCAGCAAGGCGTTGAGTCACTCTTCAAGCAGGTATTCAAGGCCGCTTCATTGGAGGCGCCGGAGGAATTCACCCAACAGCTGGCCCAGGGTTACACCGAGAAAGCTTACATCGATCCAAACAAGCCGGTTGGCGAGATCTGGAACGAATCCGGGCTAGCCGCACTGGCTGGGTTCGGGTTGGGTGGAGCGACAGCCGGCGGCATCCTCATCTCGGCCAGGCTCGGTGGAGCCGCCGTGCAACGAATCGAAACAGCTCTCGAACCAGGGCGGCTGCGCCGGCAATCACGCCGCGCATCCGTAGAGAGAATCAAACAAGCCATAGCAGAAAGAGAGGCTCAAGATGCCCAAGCAGCTCGAACAACAATTGAAGCGCCAAGCCAACAAGCACAAAGGCTGGAGCAAGAAGCGCAAGAACGCCTACGTGTACGGGGCGCTGAGGAAAACCGGGTGGAAGCCCAGCCGGGAGCGGTAACAGATCCGTGGGACCAGCTGAATCGCCAGTATGGTAAATCGGACAATCCGTTAGCATCGGATAGTTTAGTTATCCAAAACGAACAGGGTGTTGTCTCCATACAGGGTCGAAGTATTGATGGGAATCTTGTTGAGGTTGGAAAATTTACACCGGAAGAAAGCGCTGAATGGATTGCAGCAGATGCGCTACCTAGAGCTGAAAGGCGCGCTGCACAAACCGCTATACGAAATCGAATTGCTCAACGGATGCTACAGCCAGCCCAGCCGGGAGCGGTAACGCCTCCGCCGTTGCCGACTCCACCTACTGCGCGCTTCCAGATCGGTGAGCGCGTGGGCATGGACAACGGAATAACGGGGACAGTCCGTCCTGCGACAAAGTCTGGCTATGGGTTTGCTGTTGGCGACCCGGTTGTATTCGGCGATGGCACTGACGATCAATACCCGCTCCACGAGATGTGGAAGCCGTTGGCCGATATAAAGCGCGAGATCGCTACTAAGCCGTTCAATCGGTTAGAGGCAGTAGCAGCTGTCCCGAGTTATCCATTCATTCCTCCAGCACTTGTTGATCGAGCGCTCGCAACAATGGAGCGGCTGCACAACCGGCTAATCGATCGCGGGATTGACCCAGATACGTCCGCTGCTAACAGAGAACCAGAGCATCAACTGATGCAGCAGATCACTGGCTCGCTTGAGCGGCTTGGTCGGCAGAACAAATCGGTCCAGAAGAAGTATAAGCGCGCAAATGCCAAGACAGCAGCCGATGCGTTAGCCCAGGTTAATGAACGGTTGCAGGCGGCCGATGCCTTGCCAGCGCAACCCCCCGCAGGGACGGAGCTGCTCTCGCCGGCTCAACAGCGCATCCCAATTGAGATCCAGCGTGCCGATGGAACGCGGGTAAAGGGCGAGTTCAACGGTTACTACGATCTACGGTCTATGGGTCGTGGCACAGTTCCGTCCGTTGGATGGCTCAACGCGGAGGGCAAGATGACCCATGGCCTGTTGGGCGCAGGGGAGACCATCATCGGAACTGTTCCGACGTTCGAGGAATGGATGGCCAGCAAGCAGCAGCAGTCTCCATCCGATCTAAGGCGTCTGGAAGATTCCACCGCTTTTGGTATGGCCGGGCCAGAGTTTGGCACGGTTGACTGGCGTGCGTTTACGACGGAACACCCAAATGGAAACATCGTAGACTGGGCTAAACTCAGGGCTGAAGTGGAGTCTGGAAGGCTCAATGGTGGAGAAGCCGGCAATGCGTTATTGCTGCATTTTCTTAGACGCTCAGATCTGCATCCAGCCGAGATTGCCATTCTTGATGTGACGCCGGCTGATGTTGCCGGCATTAGTGAAACCGGCACTGGATTCTATGGCAGGCATATATCCTACGAAGTCCTGCCATCGATGATACAAATAGTCGCCCGTGGGTTTCATGGTAACACGATCAGCCAGGCGGAGTTTGTCAGGACACTTAACCATGAGCTTACCCACAACAACATCACAGCCAAGTGGGAATCGGCATCGATGGATGTCAGACAAGACCTGGCGGATCTATTCTCATTCATCGTGGATAGGAGTAAGGGCACTGAATTCGAAAACCACAACCTGGTGAAGAATGCCGGGGAATTGCTAGCCGAAGCATTCTCCAACCCAGCCGTCCAGCGTTGGATGGCATCCTTAGATTATTCGATGCACGTCCGTCGCGACGAGCGGGGACGTCCCCTAATCCCGCCGCCACAGTTCCGCAAGTCAGTGTTCCGTCAGTTCTTGGAAATCGTTAAGCGCATTCTGCGCCTCCCGGATTTCCTCACCGACATGTTTGGCAATCGTGTGGAGACGATCACGGCATTGGATCAGGCAATTAACCTTGGCAATCAGTTAGAAGGGACGCGCCGTGTCGCGCCAAATACTCCAATCGTAAGTTATTCGCCGGCCACTCCGCCAGCTGCTCCCACTACTGGGCCTCCGCCAACCCCTCCCCCCATCGAGGGCATGCAGGTGGCGGGAGGCCAGGCAGAGGTGGGGAGAATCGCGGAGGAGATTTACGCCAAACGCGAGCAAGGCGCCGCCGCGCTGGAGGGATTGGCGTTCGAACGGCGCCAGTATCGGGTAGCCAAAGGAGAGCTCAAGCGCTTAGCCGGCATCGCCACCGGCCGCTTCATCACGGACGGCATCACCGCCGAGCAGCTGAAGGGTTATCCGGACCCAATGGAGAACGTTGGGATTGAGGAGGGCCAGATCAACGTGGGGCCAGAGTTTGCCACCAAGCTCAACGCCGTCCAGGTGGATTTCAACCCGGCCAATGTCCACGACATGCAGGGGGAGATCTTCTACGAGAACGCCGCCCATCGCTTGGTCAAACTGCGGGACCGTATAAATAGTTTGGTCCAAGCAGCCAATTATTACGAGATACTTAAGGTAGATCCGGAGGAGCAGAAGGATTTGGCTGAGCAGATAGCCAAGCTCCAAAACCAAGAGGCCATACTCGGCCAGGCCACTTGGAACGGGCAAAGCGTGGCCGAGCGGGCGGCTGAGATTGAGGCGACCAACGCGCAGCGTCAGGACCGATTCGCACAACGCAATGCCCTTGGCCTGGACCCTGTCATCGAATTCTTTGGCGATAACGTTGGTTCCTACCGGAACTTTTCTGATAAAGCACAAGCCGGATTGGCCATGGCGCAGGCGATCCAGGCCGGTGCCCCACCCGACCAGGTGGCTGCCGCCGCTGCTCAGGTCCAGCAGTGGGTAACCCTACCCACTGATGTGCAGAATGCCATCCGCAATGGCTTCCCACTCAACAAGGAGCAGAAGGCTTCCATCTTCGCCGCCATAGCCAAAACGTTCGAAGACTTCGATATCCAGCGTAACCGCATGCTGGAGATGCAGAAGACAGAAGAGCCCAAGATTGCGGCCAGAATCGCTGACCTGCTCCGTAATATTACGGATGCTAAAATAGAGTCTGGTTTATCTGACATCCTCCTGGCTGATATCCGCGATACGCTCGAAGGAGAAATCGGACGAACCGGCACGTTGGAATCCCAAGAGCGGGCGCAGGAATTAAAGGGCCGTCTTTCTGCCATCCGTAGTTTTGCGGAATGGATGGGGCGCAACATCGAGACCAATCGCGCTCTGTTCGACGCGCTGGTCAGCCCGGTCGGACAGCGAGAATACGCTTTATCCGCCAACCAGAATTACGGCACTGACTCAAAGACAGTGGCCATGATTATCGCGGAGGCTAAACGCAACCCGGACTTCTCCTCCGCCGTCGTCAATCTCATCGAGGCCTCAGACAAGAAGTTGTTGCAGCTTCCGGTCGCCCAGCTTGAGCGTATCCAGGAACTGTTAGCCGAAGGAGACCCGGACGGGGCCAAGGCGGTGGCAGACAACCTTCAGAAGATGGCTCTGTCCAGGGCTTCAGCTGCCAACACTGCGGTGCGCTCGGCCATGAGGGAATTGGATACCCTTCAGATCCAGCAAAAGACCCTGCTAGAGGGTAACGCCATGTTCAATGAAGTGGCGGCTCTCCCTGAGTATACGCAGATCCGTGACATCGTTAACGCTTCCCCATATGGGCTGACCGAGCCGATGGTCGAGCAGAACAATACGGCCACCACCTTCAAGCCATTCGGAACCAAAGAGACTGCCAATCATCCAGACCTGGTGCTGGGTGCGGCCGATGATTTCGTCCTTAAGGGTAAGTGGTTTAAGAAGGTCAATGCATGGCACCGGGCAGCGCAGGATTACGTCGATGAATATGACCAAAGGCTCACAGCTCACGTATCGGATCCGAAGGTTAATCCATCGCCTGAAGTGTTGGGCTATGACGCCGCTAAGGTCCGTGGGCTAAGAGATGCGGTGGAACGCTTCGTCCCCGGCAGCTTCCTGGAAGCCTCGTTGCTTTCGGAGGAGAAGCGCTGGAAGGTGCCGGCCCTGATTCGTCACGCCTCCAAATGGTCCTGGTTCCGGCAGCACGACTTTGTCGCCAAGATGGTGGGTGGCATCGCTGGAACCGATCTGCGTGGTCGGCTGGGAGATTTCGTTAATCACTTCCTCAAAGCTCGTCACGTTATCCAGAAGTATCAGGACATCCCCGACCTGATCAATAAGGCGATGAAGTCCCATCCGGAGGTGCAGCTTAACCTGGCCAACTACCGGGTGCTGTTCAACGAGCTGGCCCATTGGGGTCGTCAGTTCGGTTCTCCGGTCCGGGCCGGCTTTGTCCTGCCACTGTCCGGCACCATCGTCACCAAGGAGGACATGGAACTCCTGCGCCAGGAGAACGCCTTCGAAGAGGACCTGCGCCGTAACGTTACCGAGACTAGGCCCGTGGAAGGCGTGCGCCTCAAGGTGGGTAACCGCACACTGGTTCGGCCCGGTGCCTATGTGGGCGATCCAGGCAAGGGTTTGCCGCGCCATCTCAATCGCAAGGCCGATTCCTTCATCGCCGACATCCTCGCCGCCTACGGCACCAACACGGCCGGCTTTGGCGTTAGCGCTAATCCTCAAGATCCAATCATCGCTTTCTGGAATAAGCGGTTGCCGATGTTAACCCAGCATGTGTTGGACATTCGCCGGCAGGACCGGGCCATGCGTATCAATCCGCAGATGCAGCAGGCTTACCAGGGCCTGGCTAACGAATGGATGGGGACAACAGGCAAAGCTCCCACTCTCACCAGCTTCGACGAACTAGTAAATCTACTAGTCGCTAAGTATCCCCATACCCCTGGCGTTAACACTCGGGACGAGGTGATGCGCGGGTTAAACGCTGAGCTGCGCCAATATCGGGACGCCGCCAGCTCCATCAACGCCGATCGAGCGGAAGCCTCTCAGAGCCGTCACGGTCGAGTGACCATACCTTTCTCTGCCCAGAACGAGTTCACGCGCCCTGCGGCACAGCTGGAGCTTCCCAGCAGCCTCTACGATTATGGTGCCCTTACCCAAGGAGAGCACCTCGCCATCACCTCCCGGGCAAATCATGAACGGGTCGTGGCCTACGCCACCGCCGTACAGAGGGCTGTCAACGAGTTACAGAGTCGAGTGATTCGGGCCGACTCCAAGGAGATTACCGAAGAGCAGGCCGCCCAATCTTACGGGGGCAACTTCAGCGAGTTAAAGGATGTGTTGGGAATCCTGCGCTCTATCTTGGATGACTTCACCCAGGCGTACAAGTTAGGCAACCCCGCCCTGACTCAAGACGAATGGTATCGGGAGGGCTTTGGCGCAATGACGAGTGCAGTGCTGGCATTGCCCACGGTGGGTATTCGCAACATGACCGGCGGCCAGTTCGAAACCTACCTGATGAGTCGGGCCATGGGCTTGGCTGGTCAGCGCTTAACCATGTGGCGTGCGCTCAATAATATGGGTCGCACCGTGACCCGACTGGCTCTGAGCTTGGGCCATAGCGTCGCCAAACAGAGTGATGCGCTGGGCGGGATGTTGACCGGCAAGAATCAGGACATCTTCCAGAAGCTCGTCGAGAACATCGCCTCGATGCTGTTCCAGCCAGACTTCCGTGCTTCTGGTCAACGGGTTAATCAGCTGGGCTACGACACCCGTGACCGGCTTCTCAATCGCCTCTCACGTATCTGGCAGGACACAGCCGAAACGACTACGACAGAAGAGCTTGGGCATCCAGAGAGGACCAAGGCCCGCAAGCTCATACTGGCTGGGCCCAAGACGATACGCGCCATTTTCGACAAGATTGGTGTCCAGCAATACGACCAAGCCATCAACTCCTCGCTCCTGACTTACGCCGATTGGTTATCCAAACGGTTGGAGGAAGTGGCGATGAACTATGGAGCTGCCAGAGAGGCGGGCGGCCTAACCCAATTCGATGTCACCGATCCTAAATGGCAGCTCCAGCCGCACGAGTGGAGCGCGTTCAAGAGCAGCAAGTCCAACGAAGATTCGTTGGCCCTGTTCCGAACCTTCCTGGAAGCTTCCGCTAACGCCGAAGGATTCCAGTTGGAGCGCAACCTGTGGCGTTACTATCAAGAAGCCAAGGCCGGTAATCACCCCAAGATATTCACAGACAATCAGTTCGATGCCGTCAGCCGCCGATTACTCTCTGAATTCAATGCTTCCACACCTGCCAACCGTGCCAGTGCCGCCGCCGGTAATCGGGTTATTCGCAACTTATTGACACTGCAAGGGTATACGTCTGATGGGCTTCTAAAACTTGTCAACAGTTTCGGCGCTGTCCGGGATCGCGGAGATCTGGCTCAGACCATGAGCAAGCTCCCTCACCTGGCGACCCTGGCGTTGATGGCCGTTCTCATCGGGGCTTTCTCCCTATCCCTGACCGGCCAATGGGAGAAGACGATGCGAGGACGCATGCCCAGCATGGCCACTCCGCTGGACAAGGATTTCTACAGCAGTGTTGGCCGTTTCCTCAGCAACATCTCCAGCTTAGGCATGGCGCAGTTGTTCTATGTAGGAGACATCCTGTTACAGCTCAAAGGGGAGGTGGTGGGCAACCGTGGCTTTGATCCATTGGGTCGCGTGTTCCCCGTGTCCATTGTGCAGCGGGCCTGGCGCACGCTGGTAGGGATGTATAACACCGCTAAGAGCGGCCAGGCTGATGTCGGCCAGGTGTTGGCGCCCATGGCCGATTACGGTCGCAGCGTCATCCCGTATTGGGCTGAGGCGGAGAGGCTCTTCGGAGCCCAACAGTCGCTCACCAAGCAGACCGAACGGCTCTACCGGACTGAGGGCAACTATCAGGAACTCCTGCCTGAAGCCCGCATGGCGTCATCCGGGCCGAACTATCAGCCCACCACAATCATTCGCCGCGACTTAAGCGACGCCGTCTCTGCCCTCTTCGAGGCTCGCGAAGCTAAGGATTCTGTTAAAGCCCAAGCCGCTCTCCTGGAAGGCCAGCGGCAGATGAAGAAGCTGGAGGATTTCTACACCGCCAAATACGTGGCCTTGGGTGACGATGAACTCACGGCTCGGGAGAAAGCGTCGCGTGATGTGTGGAACGATTATCAGAGCCTCAACCCGGTGGTGGCGGGGCTCTTGGGTAAACGGCCCACGCAAGCTCAATACGAACTGTTGCAGAAGGGCCTCACTGGAGAACGTGGAGCGCTGGCCAAGAGAGGTGTTGAAGCCTGGCAGAACGGCGCCTGGGAATTGTTTGGCCGGGAAGGGGTCGTCACTCGTGAGGACGTGGCGCTGGGCCGTGGCGGTGGCCAGGCCAAGGTTGCTCCAATCACTAGCCCCTACCAGATAATCGGTGTGGCCGGGCCATCTCGTGATCGGGTTCGCGCCATCCAAATCGGTAACACTGGTTACCTGCGTCCGGCCCGTCCGGCTCGGCCAATACGCCCACTGCGAGTTGGTGGACGCGCCCCGTCCCGATCCCGATCTGGCGCCCGCCCGTCTCGACCCGGTGGGGCTCGGCCAGCGGGAGGCCCATCAGTGGTGCGCCCTAAAACCAGGCTGGGCCGGCTCCGGCGCCTGAACCGACGTATCAAAGGGCGTATGGGTCGCCGCCAGACCTATACGTTCGAATGACCGGAGCGGGCGAAGTCCTTATAGAGTTCCGATGCCTTGCGGCTATAGGCAGCAGCGGCCTCTGCGGCTGTAGGAAAGCTTCCTAATCTGATCTGTTTGCCATTCCATCCGATTTGGGCGCGGAAACGTTTACCCTTTGTGGACACACCCTTGGGCAAATGTGGGTGTTTTCGGTTCCTGTGGGCATTTTGGTTTGCAGCGTTCTGGACCCTCGTAGCAAGCCTCAGATTGTTCCAACGGTTGTTGAATGGATTTGTGTCTTTATGATCCACCTCAAATCCAGCCGGAATCTCAACCCCCATGAGCATATAAATAATCCGATGCGCGGCGAACAGTTTTCGGTTGATCCGGATCTGGATACATTTTGGACGACCCTGGTCAAAAGACTTGTGCCCGGCCTCTTTTCCTGCGCACCTAGATGAAAATATTTTCCAGCTGTGGTCATCTTTGAAATCACTCCGGGGCCTCTCCTTCCAAAAGACAACGCCCGTCTTGGGATCATAAGTCAGCCGGTCTATGAAGTATGAGGCTTGCATTCACGATCTCCTGCTACAGGCTGATATCCTTTGTCCAGCTCGGATTGGCGCAAATAAGAAAATTAGAACCGGACAGCCCGATCCTTGTATCAGATGACAGGGCTGTTGAATCCGATCTCATCAAGGAAATCGCTGCCCAATATGGGGCAACGTATAGATGCTCCAGGGTTAGAAGGGGCCATTTCGCAAATGATTTTCAATCATTGGTCCATTCCTTATCATTCGCTAAGGCAGCCGATTGTGATGTAGGCATCAAGGTTTCTCAGCGGTTCATCTTCCGAAAGCCAGAAGCACTCGAAATCATTAAGCGGGCATTCGCTGACCCCAATATCTGCGTGGCTACACCTGGCCAGCCGACCAGAGGCGGAGCGTTCACCAAATTCACCACGCTCTCTGATATTGTGGCAATTCGGGTGGGCAGCATAACCCCAGAGGACTTGCTCCAAATGTACCGGGGCCGGCTGATACGAGAGAAGGTGCCGTGGGCATCCTTCATTGAATGCGCTGTTGATGACTTACATCACAGTAAGTTCCCAGGCAGGACGGTGAAGATGGTGGAGCTGACTAATCCACAACCCGACCCATGCTTCCTAAGGCGTTATCAGGCCACCGAACAGCAGTATCGCGACCTGGCCCTGACCCATGGCCTGAACGGTATCTATCCCACCAACGAATGGGGCCAGATCGAAGGCCGTCGTTACATGTGCAGGCCGGTGGTAGTTTAAGGTCGCTTCACCAGGCGCACAAAGAACTTCCCCGTCCAAGGCAGCCCTGGACCGCTGGTGTAAACCACCGTGCTAGTGGCATCGGTCCACTGGGTCATGTTGGTGCTCCACTGTGGCACCCAGCCCGGCTCGATTGGTGTCGGCCAGTAAGCGGCAAAGACGAGCGGCTCCTGCGGTTGAGCCACTGTGAGCACGGGACCAGAGGCAGCCGTGAATGGCGTGGCTGATGCCAAACGCTGCGCGACAAATGATTTAGGTGCAATCGCTACAGGCCGGTCGCTGGGTGGCGGCACTGGTAACTTTTTGCGTGGGGTAGTTTGGCAACCAATAAGGACGAACAGAGCCAGCGGAACAATAAAGGTTTTCATAGGTCAATTGAAGCGTGCGAACTCACCGAACAGTTCCTTAGCCTTCGCGCAGTAAGCCGCGTGGGCATCGGCTGAACTGTGGAAGGTCCCAAGCGGTATCCTGACTCCATTAACGCAAATAGAAGATCGGAATGTTTTTCCGTCCGTGTATACTCCCTTTGGAAGCGCATGCTTTCGGGCCCGATTGGATACTTTGTTCTGAGCGTTCTGGCTGATTGTTGCCAGACGAAGATTGGACCACTTGTTGTTAAATGGATTGCCGTCTTTATGGTCCGGAATCATCCCCGACGGAATGATAACGCCCATCAGCATGAATGCTACCCTGGCCGCGTTAATCTCATGCGGCCTACCACTTTTAGTTATAGAAATCCTGATGGCATGACGACGGCCTCTACAATAGTGCTGGCTGCCTGCTATCTTTCCAGCTTGTCGGCAGTTGGTTTTAACCCAGCATGCTATAGTCGGAAAGTGGTGTCGTGGGCGCTCCTTCCAATGGCAGACGCCAGTCTCCGGATCATACGTTAGGCATTCAACAATATACTCAATGGACAGACTCATGTGAAGTTTAAGTGTTGAGGGGGCTGACTATCTGGAATCGGAGTTGGCATGCCATCGATAACATCGCCTATGAAATCCACTTGATCGCTAAAGACACAATTAGGGCAGATGTCATCTTCAATCACCTGCCGGATGGGCTGAGAATAGAGTTCACCCACTTTATCCCATGCGCATACGGCCCACTGACTTCCGAATTTGTGGCCAGCAGTTTTGTTGAGCACGACCGAATCACATGGATATACAAGCCCATTGGCGTTTAGGCATGGCCGTGTATAAACCTTGGCGCATTTATGTCTCGGCTGACGTGGCGGCTTGAACTGACTGAATACTCTATCCGGATCGATCCGGTTGGCCATGGCTTGCAATTGCGCGTGGCGTTTTGGGATGAGCTCGGGTTGGAGGCAGTTGCAGAGCAGTCTTACATATTCTGGCGCATGGTTCTCAACGTAGGCTGAGATCTGCTCCTCGATCCATGGCAGTCGATCCTCGACCATGACGACCTTTCGGTTCTCCATCGGCGTGCGGATGTCCTCAGGCGTCGACACCCACCCGTGCTTATGCGATGGCTCCTCGTACGAATCGCTCATTATCCAGCTGAACCCGAGCGTGGTCTTGGATGGATCGATGGATGGCACGTAGACAGTGCGTTCTGGATGATCAAGGCCAGCCATGGAGATG